CCGCCAATACCCAAGTTCCAGTTTTTGGCAAGCTATCCTCTAGTTTTAATTTTGACGGGTACTGGGGTGGACTGTTCAGTAATGCGGGAGCCGTACGAGTAGTTACAAATGGGGCTAGTGGTCAACGAATTAGTACTACTGCAAACGACGTTTTACCATTAAATACCTGGAAGCTATTCACCTTTGTCTCGCGTATCTCAGCTGAGGCAGGTAGTACTCGGGTATCTTTAAATGATGTAGAGATTATTAGTACCGCTCACGGCACTGACTCCTACTCAGAAAACAATCCTTTGTATTTTGGATTTATCGGGGCTGGAGTAAGTTCGCTCTACTTAAATGGTCGAATTGGGGCAGCCTATTTTTACACTCGAGGGCTTAGTGCTGAAGAGATTAGCGCAAATTTTGAAGCCACTCGTGCTACCTATGGAGTGTAGGAGAACAATATGAGTATATATACTATGAACACCTCTTGGGCGGTGTTATCTAACTCGGCTACCGTAGCTTTTCAAGTTGTGGGAGCTCATCCTGTGGAGATTGGACTAGGCACGAATAATGTCGCGCCTAGTGCCGGATTCATCTATGCCCCTGGATATGGCGATCGAGGTGCGATTACCACCCTGTTTCCGACGGAGAGCGGTAATACGATTTGGGGTCGATCTAGTGCTGGGTCTAGCGTCTACGTCGGTTAAGCTTCACACAGCGTTCTGAGTTCTCGCAGCGTGTTGGCCGTGTCCGGTTGTGACTTCGTCACGCTGCGGGTGATCGGAGTTCCAGTGTCGGAATATCCGAGGACGGCTTCCCAGACGCATTCGTGCACATTCGAGTAAATGTTGAGAGCAATCACATTGTGCTGAAACCAGCGTGCTTCCGGCAGGTCGATTTGAATTGGGGTAACGTCGAGGATTGTGTGGAGTAGGGCTTTCATAGTGTTCCTGTAAAGTTGTATGAGTGGATGGCTTTTAGTTGTAGATTGTGTGCGGCACGTTGCAGTGCCGGATTAGCATTTGGGTAGGCGTCATAGAGTTCGTCTAGTGTTGCCTGCTCCTCATCTGTAAAAGTATAGACGGGTTTGTACCTTTGAATCGCAGATTCATATGCGGCTCGGGCTTGCTCTTCTGTGTCAAAGGTACCTAATTGTATTTGTTTACCTTGTATTGATATCGTAGACTGGTACTTACCTGAGTTAATTCTAAAGTTAAAACGTTTTGCTGGTGCAGCAGCCTGGACGTTAAAACTAGAATCAGCTAATCGTAGATTCTTGATACAGTTATTGTTTTTACAGCCATCAATGTGGTCAATCTGATAGTTGACAGGGTCCACTCCGTAGTAGAGTAGCCAAGAGATTCTGTGTGCTTTATAACGAAGTCTGCATCCGTCAATACTTACCTTAACATCGACATATCCCCGACTATTAGTATATCCTGCTATGGTATTAGCATATCTAGCATCCCAACTCTTATTTCCCCTAGGGTTCCAAAACAGCTCTCCTGTTTTGTGGTCGTAGCGGAGCAATTCAAAACACTCTGTAGGAATTGGTTTATAACTTTGCGCCTTACCACTAGGAGCCGCACTTACTTTCGCATCTATATCATGCATCGGTACTAGGTTAGAAATCGAGTAATCAAGCGAGTCCTTATTTACATAACGCAGCTTATCTACTTCAGTTCCGTGATACATCTTGTACAGAATATACGCCGTAGAGTAGGTTTTACCATGTATACGAAGTTCTCTAGAGAGGCTCTTATTAGCGTACCTAGCGTTAAAACCTTTCCAGGCAGGTCCATAACTCTCGTCTACCGTTTTCCAGCGAGCTTCACCTGTTTCGGGATTATAGTAAATCCTGGACTGTAAATAGCTTTGAGAAGGTAGTTTAGACATTAGTTAGTCCCTATTTTCAAAAGGTGTGCGATAGCCCGATGCGTTCTGGTGCGTCAGTCATAGTGTGCCTCCATGCACTGTACTTTCGCTGAATCTGTAGCCATCTTAGCACACGTATCCCAAGGTGTCAACGCAAAAACGGCTTGCCAGAGGACGTATCCAGCAAGCATTATCGCAGCGGCTACAGCAAACATAATTATATAAAAGAGTCCTGTTAGGACTTCACCAACGTTAAACATTATCTAGTCCTAACAGTTTACGAGCTTCTGTAATGCGCTGGCTCCAGAGTTCGTGTGGCAGTCGTTCGCCGTGTGGGTCTTTGACGAGACCCATCGCTTCAGCAGCCAACATACGAGCTAGGGGCTCTACCCGTTCTTCGAGCCAGTTACGATCAAATGTAGTGCTATTATCTTCCATAGTACTGCAACACAGCGCGCAAGTGAACCAGATCTTGCTTCCAACGTGCGATATCTTCTAGCTCCAGACGGTCATAGGCCCGCGATTCATACTCTCGTATGAGTTCTTCTGTCACCTCAATCGAGTTACGCAGTTTATCACAAATTAGCGCCTCAAGAAAGTCACTCTGCAGAAAGGCACGCACAAACTCATTGGCATTCATCACCACGCACTCCTCTTAATCTCTTCACGATACTCATGAATAGGGCGCACCCAGGTTAACACTGCATCAATCGCCTCTTCGAGGCTGCCACAGCCTTCGATAATCGCTTCAATCTCTGCGGGCGTGAGTGTTTCGACAATGATATCACAACCATCTTCTTCATAGTGGTCTACGCAAAATTGAATAACATCTCTAGCGCTCATGGCTGTTCTCCTCTGTATGTTTTAATATAGTGTATTTTGAGCAACTATGCAAAAGAAAAAGAGGCCGCAGCGCTGCAGCCTCTCTCTTTATTGCAATTTTTTGTACTATCAGAAGTTGAGTGAAAATCCAACGAGCGTACGAGTATAGGTCCAATCTGAGTCAAAACCGGCTTCAAGATAAAGCTCGGCACCCATTGGTCCGATTGGGGGAAGTGCGTAGTCGGCTCCTAGATTGATACCCGTGAAGGCATCCCCGTTAAGGTTCAGGTTAGTGCCGTCATAGACGTTGAGGTCAGTTCCGGCCCACAGAGCCAAACCGTTCATAGGCTTGTAGACAATCTCAGGAGACACTGTCGTAGTGAAGAGTTCAGTAGCAGTGCTATACTCTCCGTCGATAGAGGTGTTAAGAGCAAGACTCGAATTGAGTTCAATAGCAGAGGCTGAAGTGGCAGTCAGCACTAGAGCTGCAGCGGCAAGAGTTGTTTTCATGTAAGTTTCCTTTCTATATGTTGCAATCTGTTAAGGTCGATTGTTTACCTAATCTTAATATAACATAGAATCAGTCTCTTGTCAACTGCTTCTGAGATAAATTTTGCAGGTGTGACAAAAATGTCACACCTGCAAAAGTGTTAGTTACCTGAGATGACTTGAAGTTGTACGTCAGCGCGCATTTCATCACTGAGAGCTACGAGACCACGCTCAGAAAGGTATCCGTCTTTTGAGAGCGCAGCATCACTCATATACTCTTCAATGAACTCTTGCAGACCGGGAATAACTCCACGATGTGCGTTCTTGACGTAGAAGTAGAGCGGGCGAGAGATAGGATACGACCCATCACCGATGCTATCAAGGCTAGGCTCTACACCGTCGATGTTAACACCCTTGAGCTTGTCAAGGTTTTCATAGAGAAATGAGTAGCCAAAGATTCCCAGAGCGTTGACATCTGCTTCGAGACGCTGAACGATAAGATTGTCATTCTCGCCGGCTTCAACAAACGCACCGTCCTGTCTCATGCCCGAACAGTTCTCAGCAATCCAGTCCTTATCAAATTTGCCTTCTACAACATGCGGCAACTTAGCACAACCGGCATGCATTGCAAGTTCTACAAAGGCGTCACGTGTTCCTGAAGTAGGAGGCGGACCATAAACTAAAATAGGATTTGCAGGCAAAGCTGCATTAATCTCGTTCCAAGTTTTATATGGATTTGCAACCCACTCTCCGTTTACCGGAACTTGTGCTGCCAGTGCAAGATAAACTTCTTCAAGTGTAAGATCCCAGTTAAAGTCGTTTGCTCTAGAACCACTAATTGACAGTCCGTCATATCCAATCAGCGCTTCTGAAATATCAGTTACACCGTTTTGTGTGCAGAGTTCGGTTTCTGAACTTTTGATTGCTCTGCTGGCTCCGGTAAGATCAGGGGTATCTTGGCCAATGCCTTTGCAAAACTCTTTAAAACCACCGCCAGTTCCAGTGGACTCGACGATAGGGGCTGTATATCCAAGATTAGAGAAGTTTTCTGCTACGGCTTGGGTATAAGGAAATACGGTGCTAGATCCAACGATACGAATCTGGTCTCTAGCGTATGCAGTGCCGGCAATCATGATTGAGGCAGCTGTAAGGGCTACTAGTGTTTTCATAAATCTCTCCTATAGGTTATCGCATCTCTGCGTATATTCACTATAACAGAAATTTGTAACAGTTTTGTAACTATTTTGTGTCGGAGGGCAATTATTTTTTAATTTATTTTACCGGTACCAGAGCGTCTCGAAAAATATCCCAGGCTCGTTCCCAACTCCAGCGTAGACTACTTTGATATACACAAGTTCTATCTAGTAAGAGTGCTTGCTGCACTGCAAGGTCTAAAAATTCGTGCAGTACTCCTGTCACTCCATCATCTACTACATCTAGAGGTCCTTGTACGGGATAGGCTGCTACTGGAGTGCCACAGGCCATTGCTTCAATCATAACCAACCCAAAGGTATCCCAACGACTTGGAAATACAAACACGTCTGCTTGTTGGTAGTAATATGCTAGTTCTGCTCCACGCTTTGCTCCGACAAAGTCAACATTTGAGTACTTCTGTTTGTACTCTGCAAGCTTTGGTCCCTCTCCTACCATAATTTTCTTAGTACCTGGGCAGTCTAAGTTAAAAAATGCCTCGAGGTTCTTCTCTGCGCTCACTCGGCTAACACATAGGAGAACTGTTTTGCTGTTGCCATTTCTAACTGCCGGCTTAAAGAGACTACGGTCTACTCCTCGAGTCCATGAAACTACGTTATCCTTAAATCCGTGGTTACGTAACTCTGTTACCATGCTGTCAGTTGTAGTTAGTACTCTATTTGAATTTGAGTGAAACCAACGTATGAGAGGCCAGGTAATAGTTTCTGGTACTCCGAATAGCGCTTTTAACCCTTCAGGAAACTTAGTGTGGTAAGCAGTATTGTAACGATACCCACGTACTGTAAAATACCTTCGAGCAAACAGACCAAGAGGACCTTCTGTGGCGATGTGTATATAATCCGGAGCAATCGCCTCGATCTCCGCCCCCATCCCTGCGGGATAGGCAAGTTTGACTTCGTTATAGCGAGGGCAATCAACATAGCGGTACCGCCCGGGGTGAATATAACTAACGTTATAACCATCACGAGCCGCATACGGTTCAATATTTTTGTAGGTAGTGACAACACCGTTAATCTGCGTCGGAAGATTGTCCGTGACTATCAGTATCTGTTTCATAATAAACTAATTCCCACCTTCCATCTAAATGTTCTAAGAGTGCGGTACGACTCTCTACCCAATCGCCGTCGTTCATATAGCTTACATCATTGATGCGCTTAATCTCTGCTCGATGAATATGCCCACATATAACTCCGTTATACCCCTCACTCTTACAGTACTGTGCTAGGTGTTGCTCATACGAACTAATATACTGCAGAGCCTGTTTAGCATTCTGTTTTAAGTAGTTACTTAAACTCCAATATTCAAGTTTTAGCAGTTTACGCAGTGAATTTAACTGTAGGTTTAGCCAGATAGAAAAATTATACAGAGAGTCGCCAACGTGCATTAACCACTTATGGTCAATCATTAGAGAGTCAAAAAAATCGCCATGTATGACTAGATAACGGTTACCGTCTAACCCTACATAGTCATAGCGGTCTAGCAGTTTGATATTACCGAGTTCGAGTTCAAAGGGCAAAAACTTCCGTAGAGCTTCATCATGATTACCAAGTATGTAGTAGACTGCTGTACCACGTTTTGCCGCAGTTAGAATACGTCTAACTACGTTAGAATGCGATTGAGGCCAGTACCAACGTTGTTTCAGTCTCCAACCGTCAACAATATCTCCCACTAGGAATAAGTTGTCACAGGTGTATGTTTTTAAAAAAGCGCAGAGAGCGTCTGCGCTGCAACCTCGAGTACCGAGGTGAACATCTGAAATAAAGATACTCTTAACTTTCACGAGGCGGTTTCTCTTTTTGCTCTCGAACACGCTTATCTTTTTGCTCACACAAACAGTGGTCGCAAAAGGCAGAACCGTATTCCGCACAGCGCTTGCAAGGTGGGCGTTCTTTTTCTACTGACATAAATCTTCATACCGAGTAGTATACACTCTGTGAGTGCTAAGGTCTTTATGAGTTTTTTTAAATAGCGCTTCTAACAGTGTTTTCATTTTATTCCTCTAAGTGCCCCACTTCTGTTGCTAGGCAGGGGCCTCCCCCTTACATTAGGCTGCTAGAGCCTGTGCAGAAGGTGCAAAGTTATCGTTTGCAGTTGTTGGTTTCTTGCGGTTACAGTCGCTTGCGCACTGGCTCCTAGTTTCCTTTTTCACACCTGTCGATCCCATTTCGGCCCCATCAAAGATACACTGTCATTACCACCATGCTCCCCCGCTTTACAGGGGCTATGTCTGTTCAGTTTATCTATGGTGGAGCCGTCGGCTTCGAAGCCGAGTCCAGCCTGTGTCTGATTTACGTCATCAGAGCTTGTACTTTTTCTTTTTGCAGTAATTCTGAGTGCATACCTTGATGTATTTCTCTGTGGCAATTAGCACACACGATTATACATTTGAGTAGCTCTTCCATTAAAATATGTTTTTCTGAGTGCCTCAAGTCAGATATTTTATACTCTTTTTTATCGGGGTCAAGATGATGAAAATCTAGTGCTGCTTTACATCTATCATACCCGCATATTTTACAAGAATAGTAACCCAATATTTTTAAAACAATCTCATATTTTTTAGTAGCTTCATTAGTAGCTATGCACTGGCGACAATGTGCTCTGTAAAGTCTTTTTCCGTTACGGCTATGACCCGCGGTATAAAAACTGTCAAGAGGGAGTTCTTTTTTACAAGTGTTGCAGGTTTTTAAAGTATCAACCTCTACACCTAATATAGTTTTACGATACTGTTTCATAAAGTACGTGTTAAACGACGTAGCCACCGACTTATCAGACGGTTTTCCAAATATAGCTATAAGACCTCTACTAACTGCTTTACTGTCAATTTTATCTATTAAATAAGTACTAGGAGAGACATCTGTTTGTAGCACTGCTTCTAATACTAATTCATAATTTTTTACATCTTTACGTTTAACTTTAGATAGCACAAATTCTTCATATGTCATGGTATTTTTCTTAATATATTATGACACTTAGACCCCTAAAAGTCAAGCTTTTTTTACATATAAGTTCGGAGATCCACTAGAGATATTTCAAAGCGCGGGCGAACGTCAATATTCAATCCGTATACGCCAACCCAGAGAGAGAACCATAGCACAGAGTGGTATGACGCTTTTTCTCCAAGGTGCCCTACAGAGATAAATCCTTTGAGATACTCTGTAACATTAATTTCATCTTCCATCTTTATTCCTTACTGCACGCAATACAACTTCGTTGTTTCTCAGTTCGATCTCAATTTGCGAACCTTCCTCTAGTCCGAGTGCTTCCACAATCTCTGGCGGGATGCTCATTAGCACGTTATCATCATTGTACGGGTCGTCGAAAAAGATCTCGTCATAGGAGTAGGTTTTCACTAGACGCTCCTGTTAATTGTCACAATCTCGTGCTCTTCAATCGTTGTTATCACATGTCCGTAGTCACTCTCAAAGCTATGCTCTAATTCATCAATCATTTGATCGAGTTCATCAGGGTCGAGCCGATCTTCGGTTTCAAGCTTTAAGATGACGGTCATTGCGACTGTATGTTTATAACTCATTGTAATGTTCTCCTATGTTCTTCTAGTTCTTTCAGCAGCGTGCCGAGTCTCCAATTTTCGCTCATGTCTACAGGCTCTAGTGTAAAAAACTCACTAGAGATAGCGTGCTTGATGCAGTTCCGGGTGAATGCCAGAGGATATCGAACGCCTGAAGCATTCATGCCCGTGTTGACTAAGTAGACATTACAACGGTGCTGCTGTATTCGGTTCATCAGCAGGTTGCTATACTCGTGAATAGGACGCGGCATAAACGGCGAGCCATAGCACGGTGAGAACACCTTTTTGACTTCGCGCAATCCAGCTTCTGTGCCCGGCATTAGGCTGGTATAGCCGGTCTCGAACAGCAAGCGGATAGTCTCACCGCGCACCTGACTAATCGGAGGAAGGATGCCCTCTGCATCCATTGCAAGAAAGAAGATGTTGTGAGGGCTTTTAAAGGCAAATGGTGTGTGCGCATACGCGTTTTCGACCATCTTCAGCGGATAGCTCAATCGAGCATTTGCCTCGTCGGGATTTTCAACTACAAGACAACCTTCGCTCCTAGCCAGTTCGACAGCATTGAAGATAGTCGGATGCGTCTCAGGTGACAGCCCCTCGCTCTTGGCATAGCAACCGGACTCGACCATATGTATTCCATTGTCGCTCCAGTACACCTCGTCGTCGCTAATCAATTGAAAATCTGGGTCAGAGCTCAGAGTCGTCTTACCAGTTCCACTAAGACCGAACATCAGGTTGTTCTGTCCGTTATAGGTAAACGCACTACAGTGCATTGGTAAAGTGTTACGACGAGGCAGTTCGAAACCGAGGATGCCGAACACGCCCTTCTTGATTTCACCTAAGTAGGTTGTACCAGCAATCAGCATCTCTCGAGCATCAAGATGAACGTAGATGCGTGGATGAGGAACTTCAACCTTCACACTATGAATGATTACCCAGTCTACCTGGTCGAAAGGAGCTGGGTAATCATAAGAAAGAACACTAAACATATTACGAACAAACTGAGCATGAACGTCGCTGTCTGTCAATACTAGAAAAAGGATTCCACCGCTGTAGAAATATAGACGATGCGGGTATGCGTCTGAAATAGGAATACCCATCTTTAGACGGAGAGCAGTAAACTGCCCTTCTGTGCCGACCTTACAGTACTGCGGTCGATGAGTACAGAGCTCTCGCGTCGCCTCTCCAAAGAAGACTTTGTGTTCTGGACTACGACCAGAGGGAACGGTTGTTATGTTATAGTTAGGCATTGCGATGTTCCTTCGCACGCTGTTCTAGCAGCGCAATAATTTCTTGTGCAAGAGTCCAGTTCGGAACTCCGCAGTATTCAGGAACCTTATAGCGATCTAGTGTCACTATAAGGTCCTGTAGTAGTTGGTGACGACTACGCACGATTGTCTTGCCAACTATCGAGATACCGAATCTTTTGTTCTGTGGTCCAGCCTCGAAGATAGGAGTTATCTTCATCAAAGAGTTGCAGGGTCTCTTCTTGTGTCATAATCCTAGAGTCTATAATTTGCTCTCCAAGGTGTTCTTGTGAGAGCTCTTTCACTTCCTCCATTGTGACTTCGTCACGGGCCCACTCCAGCAGGTCAGAGTTAGTAGCCTCAACCTCTAAATTAAGACGCCGCAGTTCTTCCACTGGAATGCAATAGCGATGCCGAAAAGTCTGAACAGTTGTAACGACTACATACATTTAAATCTCCAAATCTAGATAGTCAAGTTCGCCAATGCACTGAAAGAGAGTGGTTTCGGTCTGCAGTTGAGTAGTAAAATGCCAGTGCCCGAATATCCACTGCTGAGGCTGATGTGCCTCATAAAACTTATCCAGCCAATCAGCGGTGCGATTACGATACGTAGGACCGTGCAGCTTACCACTTTTCCAAAACATCTCATAGGAGATGCTGGCAGGGCAATCGTGCGTAATGAGAATGCGCGGCTTTGCAGACGTATAGGCGTCTAGCATAGCCTCGAATTGCTCATCACTGCACTCTTCGTCTGGCCACCAGTCATACATAGGAGTACGACGATACCAGCCGGGCGGCGCGTTTGGATTGTCAATACTCCACGCTCCACCAATGAACATGATGTCACCCTCAATCGTCCCGTCCGCAATATAGTTTGGGGCGGCACGACATGTCGCAGGATTGTCGTGGTTGCCGCGGATGAAACGGTGCTGCGGATGACGAGACTGCCATCCGAGAATATAGTCGTCTACTTCTTCACAGCCCGAGAAACCCAGACCATAGTCACCAATCTGGATACTCGGTCCGTCCCAGTCTTGCAGTAGAGCGCGGTAGGGAGTGTGAAGACCGTGAATATCACCAATCAAGCGTAGCATTTTGTGTACTCCAAAGGTTATAGTAGAGATATGCGTTAGCGCCGGCTAAGAAGGCTACAAGCAGGGAAGGAGATGCCAAAGCGACGGCTGCGATATGCGTAAGAAAAAGCGCTTGACAGACTATTTTCATAGAACCTCCTGTAGGGTGAGTAAAAAGCGTTGCAGCAGTTCGATAAAGGCTGGCAGAATAGCGATAGTGGCGTAGAGACTTAGAATCCAGAAACCGAGACGTATCATCTTTTTTTCAAGTAGCTCCGCACATCAAAGTTATAGTTGTCCAGTATTTGTTTGAACTCTTCTGAGTCCTCAAAACGTTCTGAATATCCAAGATAGCTTTCAACTGTTTCGAGTTGTTGAGGCTGCGGCGTCTTTTGCCGTTTTTTCTTCTTCTTTTTGTGCACTACAGGTTCTTCTTCTACTTGGGCCTCTGCCCAATGGTAGACGCCACGAGTCACTGTTGACGTAAAGCTAAAGATAGCAATCGCCGGCAACAGAATAACAAAGACAAAAACGAAGAATCCAAGTAGTATTTCCATGACAACTCAACATAGCATAGTTTTAGCACTAGAGCAAGAAAAAAATGAAAAAGGCTAGAGCGTTTCCACTCTAGCCAGTTTGTTCCCAGTAGTTTTACAACTTACTGAGGAATATCACCCTGAATACCTTCTACATAAAAGTTCATGCTTAGTAGGTCACCATCAGGAGCAGTCACACCATCCTCTAGCCAGACCGAGCCATCTTGACGGCGAATCGGACCTGTAAAGGGATGGTAGGTACCGGCAGCAATCGCATCACGTAGAGCTTCCGCTTCTGCCTTCACATCCGCAGGCACTACGTCTGTAATAACGCCAATCTCAACCTCGCCTTCACGAATTCCAGCCCAGGTGTCTGTAGAGGTCCAAGTTCCCTCAAGTACTTCTCCTACTCGCTTAACATAGTAAGGAGCCCAGTTATCGATGATAGAAGAAATGCGAGGGCTTGGAGCATAGTCAAGCATGTCAGATGCTTGTCCAAATCCTAGTACTGCTTCTCCAGCCTTAGCAGCTTCTGCAAGTGGAGCTGTAGAATCAGTATGTGAAGCAATAATGTCTACACCTTGGTCAATGAGTGCTCTAGCTGCATCAGCTTCTTTAGCAGGGTCAAACCAAGTGAATGCCCACACTACAGACAGCTCAACGTCTGGATTTACTCGCTTTGCGTGTAGGTAGTAGGCGTTAATGCCCATAACTACTTCGGGAATTGGGAAAGAAGCAATATATCCAATCTTATTAGTTTTGGTTAGTCGACCTGCCATAGTTCCTTGTACGGCACGCCCTTCATAGAATCGAGCATTGTAGATTGCAACATTCTCATGGTCACGCTTATAGCCGGTTGCGTGCTCAAAGCGTACATCTGGAAATTGAGCCGCTACAGTATTAGTAGCATCCATATATCCGAATGAAGTGGTAAAGATAATATTACAGCCTGACAAGGCCATTTGAGTTAAAACTCGTTCGGCATCAGCTCCTTCTGGAACACTCTCCTGCCACGCAATCTCAACTCGGTCACCATACGCCTCTTTAACAGCAAGAGCGCCTTGGTGATGTTGGTAGGACCAACCTAAGTCTCCAATCGGACCTACATACACAAAACAGGCTTTAGCCTTTTCTAGGGGTTGTGCAGCAGCTGCACTAGTAAACATACCGAGACTCATAGCAGCCGCGGCCAATAGACTATTAGACAAAAATTTCAATGTGTGCTCCTAACTTAAAATGAAAAATTAAAGGCTAGAACATCGCTGCTCTAGCCTTTGCAACTGTTTAGTTGCTATTCACACTCTGAGTTCATCCTTTTACGTTGTGCAGCGCTACACATGAATATAACGAGTTATCGCAGAGTGCGCCTATTGGGTCCGCCCTATACCCACCGCTACGCAGAAGGCATTTGATTTCGTCTCGAGCCGACGGACAACATCGAGCATAGACTGTTACTGCAGAGTTGATTCTCTGTCAGAGTGTGTGCCAACAGCCTAATTTGCACACTCCTATCACCCCCTATACGGGATGAGATACGTCATTAAAATACAACGTGGTTAACCAACTGCTAGCGTGCAGCTGCCTTCTTAGGGCACGGAGGACCGACGACTTTTATTATAGAGAGTTTGGCTCCACAGCTATCAGACTTCTCTCTAGGGGGTTAACCCAACTGTTTCCAGTTGCTGGACATATCCCTTAATTCCAGTGACTCTAAGGCTTGCCTAAATTGCAAGGAAAGGAGGTTTTTTGCTTAGAGTATTCTACAGGATTGCGTTGTTGTTTTAATAACCAATATTAAACATTTTTAGTTGCTGCAACAATCCTAATTGACAAGTGAAACCGGGGTATTGCGTATCTCTAGCTGCGGCGCCACACTAGAGAACTTTTGGCTTGTGCTTTCGTTACCTACTCACTTTCCCCACGCCAAGCACGCTAACGACTTCACTAAAACTGTAGACAGGCTCTAAATGGGGTGTCTCCCTTGGTCTAAACCGTAAAGAGCTGTGAACGTCCTGTCTACAGATTAAGTGAAGTTGCCAGTTACTTCCTTCTGGCAGTATCTCTTTCGTGGATACAGGTTAGTGGGTTGGACGAGTGTTTACGGACATATTTTAAGGCTGTCTCACCTATCTCCCTACACAATCACACTAGTTGGGCAGGGTAGCGTAACTAGAACCCATCTCTGTTACGCATATTGCGCTACTCTTAAGTGCAGGATTCACACCTGCGTGGCCCCGTCTACCAGGGCATCTTAGTTTGTTTGTGCCTTGCACTTCTAGATCAACTTAAGGTAGTCACGGAGAGGTGTTTTGCTACGCGGGCACAACCTCAACAAAGCCTGCAGCAGTTGACGTTAAAACGAGTAATACCCCCGCATTAAGACAACTGTAACCTACGGAACACCAAGAACGGTCATCTCTTGCTTTAACGGCTCCATACACCGCACAGTCATTAAATCCCTCGTACGTCAGACTGCGAATTGAGTACGAAGAAGTAGAGACACTGCTCAGACAGCTTCTACATATTTATCACCTAGCCCACACTCGGTTTCCCGCAAGGTCTAAGGCTGAGAAAAGCTAGCATCCGCACGCATAGATGCTACGACTACCATTTAGCGAGGTCTCAGTTTCACTGGAATCTATACACAGACGCAATTGCTTGCCGACGGGTTACTCCGAAGAAACCTATTGAACACTAGGTAGTTAAATACGGCAGATTGTTCAGGGCACAATCTGCAAGGCCCAACTTACTACCTCCCCGCAGGGTAGAGTTCAGTATATCAACTAGAAGAACTGAGTCCTCCTAGTGACGAGCGAACAGTGAAATAACCGTCTTAGACTTACAGCCTACGACCTGGGCTAGTCCGCTGTTTCGCTCTGTATAATTTAATATACGCAATTTTTAAGGAACAAGCAAGCGTAAAATGGATTGGAGGGAGCACGTAGCAAGGATAAAAACTGCAATCAATTACTCGAGATACTCAATTGCAAGAGTCTTCATCCACCCATCTTCCTACATCGCGTAGGCTGTGTTACTAGTTGCGCGACTAGTTATTACACCACTCCAAACTTGGTTGCGGAAGGGGAGGACTCGAACCTCCGATCTTCTGGTTATGAGCCAGACGAGATGCCGCTTCTCTACCCCGCAAAAGTTCTACTCTCAGCTGCACTGCATCTACTATTAAGCCCGATACGCTGGCGCACTTAGTGCAGGTGAGAGTAGAAGCGGGAGATGGCCTCTAGGCCTAGGACCATCTCCCATGTGACTACAACTGGTAAGGTTGCTTTTTATAGACTTAATCACTCAGTCCCGCGAGAGTCAAACCACCCGCTCGGTTCTGTTGACATACTCTACAACAGCATAGAGTCACCTTGTTACTCTTGGTGCCAGAGATGTGATGAATTAGTAGCTACCAGGAACCATTCATCATATTTCGCATCAATACGCAGCCCCCAACCCGCCCGTATCGTGACCGCTCCATTTTCCGCCCAAACCGTCGAAACGGGCTAAACGTCTAACATGCGGCCTTCCTTATTTCTGTATTTAATATAACTCAAAAAATAGCAAGGGGCAAGTGTAAAATTACTACAATTACAGTATTACCCCCGCACGCATCGCATCTACTAGTCTCTGCGTTGCTGCCTCCGAAAGAACTCCGTTCTTCCATCGACAAGCCTTCCAACCGCGCGACCGAGTCCAGATAGCAAAGGCTCGACCACGAAGATAAGGAATAGCCTCTTCCTTAGTATAGAGGTCATAGTCGTATGGCAGATTCTTCATGGCACTAGCATATCCGCGCTGAAACGCCTCAACACGAGATAGACTTTGCGCAAGCCTTAGTGGTGATACAAAAACTCCGCCAGTATTGTGCTTACGTTCAATCATGCTTGTCTCCTCTATCTATATTTTATATTAGCGTATTTTTAGGAAACAAGCAAGAACATTTTTACGCTGCCGACTGCTGTGACTCTGGTGAATGTTCAAGTAAGCTGTCCCAACGGAACGACCGCCATTCATCTTTGTCTACATCCCAAACACACTGAACGTGCTCCGGGCCGCGTGCGATACTATACGTATCAATCCCAATCAAGTCAGGAACAAGCGTAGCACGCATGTCTCGAATACTACCATCACGTTTCCGAAAACGTAGACTCACGATTCCGGTTTCCAGCAGACTGATTAGATCTTTGTTCAACTAGTTCTCCATATTCATGTTGCAAAACAGTGGCAAGGTGTGAAAGGTCTTGTAGAGCACTAACAGTATTTTCTGCGGACTCTACATAGGTGCACATATAGTCATAGAGTTTAAGATATTGCACAGACGGTTTCATGTTTTCCTCTTTATAATTTAATATAGCTCAAACTTTAGTAAGAGTCAAGACCTATTTTAATGTAACTAGGCACTTAAACTAGCAATAGCTTTCGTAACTTACTTGCTTCTGTCTCATGCAAACGCTTCATTAGAGTAGTTACGTTCATACGCAGCTCTTCTAGACTACCATTATTATCAATCGTAAAGTCTGTCATCCACGGTTCAATACTAATCGAGGTAGACGGTTCTGGAGGTAGATGGTCACTGCGGTCTACCCAAATAGAATAGTCGAAGCTTCCTGAGTTGCGTAGCGCGTGAAACTCTGCTTTGTTACGCAGTCCACAGTAGATATCATATCGTTCGTAGAGTGCTCGTCCAAGTCGAGAAGCGTCAGGCCGATTGAAGGCCCGAATGAGTTCGTACCACTCTTGACGGTGATTATGCCTATCTTCAAAACACTGCTCTAGTGAAGAGTATCCGTATTTGCTCTTTAGTGCATCATAGATAAACAGTTCCGCACAAAACATTGAGGAACTTTGAAAGCTGTAACGATACAGTGTGCGAAGCAGCTCACACACTGTATCTTTACCGTGCCTAGCGTATCCGACTACCATTAGTCGCATTTTAAAATATCCTTTCCATAAAGTTGATGCAGTGCACGCACAAGATCACGTACATCTACAGCAACTCCTTCATACGGATTGCCTGCATAGTGAATACCTACCTTGTGGCGATTATAACTCTCGCGCTGTACGACTACAGGAGCGTGCTTATCACTAATGAGTATTTTTGTCATAGACTCGGCTTTCGTCTTCCACAGGCTTTTTCACTTCGTGAATTACCCAAAGCGCTAGAGGCAGATAGGAAACTCCCAGCACAATTGCCAGCATCAATAGTCCTCTCCTAAGGAACCCGAAGGGTTTCGATATGCACAGGCGTATAGTCAGTTTGCTCCACACAAACGCAGAATGTTAGCGTGTCCGAAGTGTGTATCTGATGTAACCCATATATCACGCATGTCTCGCTCCTTTTATGATTTAATATACCTTAAAAAGAGTGAGACTGCAAGACGCAACTTAATTTCCTGGGACGACTCGTTGCAACCAAGAGCTGTTTTCTTGAGACTCTGCGTTCGCAAGAGTAGCCTGAGTGGCTTGACTACGAATCTGTGCGTTAGCCTGATCTAAGGCTGCGGCACTCTCTTTGTAGTAGTTCTCGTAGGCTAGTATGATAGCTTGTTGCTGTTGAACTAGTGCACGAATATCACTAAAGTTTAGACCTAGATTGCCATATCCATCTCCCGTAAGAGCATAGAGAGCAAAGGCTTGACCTTGAGTTTCTAGTCTAGATTTGACTGCATCAATATTATCTTTATTAATCACAATCCACTCTACCTTACGTAAGTTAAGTTCGTCTACCGGAGGTAGAGTAAGTGGCGGCTTTTCCACAGGCTTTGCACTAATTTCAATTGCCCGGGGCGGAGGTGTTGAGCAAGCCACGAGACTTATAGCTATCATAGAGCCAAGGACACTCTTTGTTAAAAGCTGTCGCATTTTCTGCATTCCTTTCTGCATCTGTTAGTTCTGCTCCTGAAAGAAGCTCAAAACATCTACCGGCGTTTTCTGTACCGCGATTTACTGCACGTTCGATACCTTCGGCATTTGCTAGAGCGGCGGCAGTAAGGTCGATTTGCTGCAGCTTTGTTGCAAGTTGCTGGTTTTGACGACGAATATTTTGATAGGCGGCGTTGAGAGTATTTAGCTCTGTCTGTGCTGCGGCATAGCTCTCTTGCAGTGAGTTAATAGTTTCTTCATTCATCTGCACTGCAGTCTCTAACTTTGCGGCATTTTCTACTAGAACTGCCATACGCTTCTGAGTGTCTTGATAATAGAGGTAAAATCCTCCAGCCATAGTAGCCATAATAGCGCCCATGACCATCATTCCTTTGAGTCCTAACATAGAGCTGACTCCTTTTAGCGGGGCTATACTAGCAAAGCTTAAAACTTTGCTAGCAGCAATCTTAATGCCTAACGGCGGGTATTTTATTTTAGGAGCTTGGCGAGGGTTTTTGGCCCGGCGACTCCGTCTGCGACTAATCCATTTTTTGACTGCCAGGATTTCAAGGCTTTTTCGGTTCCAGGGCCAAAGGAGCCGTCGGATGTAAGGCCAAGCGCCCGCTGTAGCGCTTCGACGACGGGGCCGCTCGACCCTTTGCGGAGGGTTTGGGATAGGTTCAGAGCGCTCGGGTTCGGGGGCGGAGCGCTCGGAGTAAAATTTCCACCAAGTACCTGCAGTGCGTGTTCAAATCGCTGTTTGCGGTCAGCTAAACCAATGTCCCCACCATTGATTATCTTAGTCATCTTTACTATGTCTTTAGCGTCTGCGACGGCATTAAGCTTCTTTGCATTCCAGAACCAGCAGGCACTCTCAATTGCACCTTTTTCTGTCGCAACATACGCTGCAGCCTCATCTGCAGTCATGCCCACAGTCGATCCAAAAGCTCCATAGTTATTACGCCCCGTGAGCTGCTTTAATCCACGACCACGAAACTTCCATCCGTCTCCAGGCTGCACATTACCTAGTGCTCCTTTAGCAGACCGGTTTTCATCCATATAGACATAGTTAGCAATTTTTTCTGGATTACGTGCGTACTCTGCGGCGTTCCGCTTGCCTGGTCCAAAATACTTTGGAAAAACTCGTAGTAGCGTTTCTTCCCGATAGTTTAAGTTCTCTTCGAGTGTTTTAAAATTATTAGACTCGTGTGCGCATTGGGCTAGAAAGCCGGCGACACGAGCCTCAGTAGTAATATCATATTTTGGAAAAATAGAGACACAAGCCTCATACCAACGGTCTGAGTCTGGATTGCCTCGTAGAATTTCTCTTAGTTGTTCCTTTGTAAAGTTAAATTTCAATAACTTTCTCCTTTCTGTCTAGTTCCAGAGGGCTTCATAGTACTTGCCGAACAGCCGGAATCCGTTGTTCATACGTGCTTGATGAGCACGTTCGCCCTCACGGTCATATTTACCTTCTTTTTTCAGTTTAAACTCACGATTACCGTCCTCATCTGGCTCTGAGCTAAATTCAAACTCTGCGTGCTCAATGATGTAGTCCTCTTCCCACCAAGCACGAGTCTTCTGCTCAAATGCCCAAATCATCTCATTGAGAACCCAATCCCAACGAGCGTGAACATTACCGTCCTCGTGCCACTTCTCGACAGGAGGCGACTCAGTGCTACGAAGATGCTCAGGAACGTCATCATCATCGACGTTCGGAGAGCCGTGCTTAGTCGTTTTAAGTTGCTTCAGCATAGGAAGAATAATATGGGCAAGAGTATGGTCCATACTCCAAGTATCCCAACGGTCGAGCTTTACGACAATGCGACGTTCTTTTTTGTCCAGATAGCGATTAATCGTAGCATTGTAAAAAGATTGAAGACCGTTCTCAATTTTTTCAAGAGTATTGTCAATCCAGTCTTTATTATCCTGCCACTCATTACCATATCGCCGAGTCATGTGACGTTCGTGAACTCGACTAATCCAGCGGTCAATGTACGGACCAATATATACTTTCATCTTTGTCCTCTTCTACAATCTTATAGGCTTTCCAAGCACGTGCAGCTGCAAGTGCATCTTCCCAAGTTTGAAAAGATGCACGCTCTTCTTGATTTTTCATTACATAGAGAAAACCATCCTCAAATGGAACTAGTATGTAGTAAAGTTTATCCGCAATAGTCAACTGTACGCTCCGCCCACTGGCTCAAGTCAGCTATGTCATCCATATTTACATTGCACCACGGGTCGGTAATGACAAGTACCTCTCCCCGCAACATAAAGTTGCCACGGTGCATATCAAGACGACGACCCTCACAATCGTCATCATCATCCTGTTCATTCTCACAATAGGTATTAGTGCCCATACCAAAAGGACGCCCGCTCTTTGCGTGAGTAGTATTTTCCTTAATGGCATTAACTACTTCTAGCAACTGCTGAGGATTAGGAACTCGAGTCGGATAGGTATCAAGAAACTCCTGAGCTTCCTCATCTGAGTGATAGCCAAGCACGTAGTCACGGATAAAATCCGTAAGCGATTCGTCACTGTAGGTAGTAGGAGCCAGACGTTCCATCGTACACACATAGAACTCATTAGCAGAGTCGCTATAGAACGAGTGAATGTGCGGCACATGCGGGTTATTGGAATAAGCGTCAATGACCAGCCCACGATAGTCCAACCACGGGTCATCCATATTAGTGCCAATCTTAATGGCAACATCTGAGTTGCTACGAGTAGCCAAAGCGGCGCTGTAGCAGCCAACCCCGAGAACAGCGTTACCTTGACGAGTGAGATTTCGGATGATGCGGTGGCCAGTCATAGTTATCTCCGTTGCTGATAACTAAATATAACCTATCCAAGAGCTTAGAGCAAGTGTACAGTAACTTTAACGTTGTAGGTATTCTACAACGGATTCACGATAGTCGAGACTCCTCGCATACAATACTACGAGAATAGCAGCTACAACTGCTACAAATCTGATACCAATTCCAAGCACTTCTAGCGGTGGCACTGTCAAAGGAATCCAGAAGATAAAGTGTAATGTCAGGGCAGCTGCAATAATAATAACTGTGCTCATTATATAGGCTACAGTATAAGCAGACGCTAAAATATAGAGGTGTGCTAACACTTTTTTCAAGTTACTCTCCGCACAGTGATACCCGCAGTTTCTGCAATTTCACACATCATTTCAGTTCCACGACCTCCTGGAAACGCAATAACAATATCAGGTTTACCCTCTTCTAGCATTTGAGTATTACGTCGATATCCTGCAGACTTGCCGTATTGCTTCCAGTTAGCTGGAAAACTAAGGGTCATGACTTTATTTCGAATGGCCCAATCTTTAGCTAGGGTATCTGCTCCGCGCGCCTCTCCCTGAATAATAACTAAATCGGTAAACTCAGTTTTAAGACTATCTAAGATAGTGTTTAAATAACTAACTTCATCAGTATTAATAACTGTATATCCTTCTTCAGTTACCCGAGTGCCATACTCGCGACCGCCACATACCAACACTCTAGTCATTTTTTAACTTCACCATAGTAGTTTCAACTTCAATACCTTTAGAGGCTAGCTCACGGTCACGAAGTTCTCGCATCTCTTCGTGAGTGTAGATTGCATTATGCAGCTCTAGATACCCACATTCCATTCCCTGAACATACATGCCTGGACCAAATCCAAACACATTATACAGGACATAGCGATAAGATCCACGCTCTTTGATCTCGCCTTGATAGATACGTTTTACAACTGCGTAAAACGCATCTTCACGCTCAGTCTCGGTAAGAGAGTTCCACCAAGCGTCGTTCTTGACCTCATACTCCTTAACAGCTTCTTCCCATTCTCTTGAGGCATTTGAGAGCGCTTCAAGCAAGTTAGATTTGTTGCTCATTTTTAATACTCAAAATAAGGTTGTTTGCATAGGACAGTACGAATTATAGCATTTATAGTTCATAGCTCCCTTCCATTCCATACCACATTTCCCACATTTTATAGTTTGCGAATCTAGCTTTATGGGATGGATGGGAGGAACAGCTCTAATTTGCATTTCAATATCGTCTAGCCGTTTCAGCACTTGTCTAAGTAAATCACTAAGACTAGGCTCATGTTCCATGCGAGCCTCCCCAAGTAGGTTTAACAACTTGTGACACACTTTTGGTTGCTATCTCAATTTTAGGATGAGCTGAGATAACTTCTTCAATCTTCGGTTCATAGGTCACTCGAATCTTACGACCCAATTCATACAAAGTATCTTTATCCGGGTTGTATCCGTGCTGCTCCAGTTCGTCAAGAGACTTGAGCAGATAAGCACGGTCTAGCAGTAGTACATATTTATAATTCATTTTATCCTCTTAGAAAAAAGCGTGTAGCAATTCACGTTCGCGTTCGACGTCCTCACGACTACGTGGGACAACACCAAATTCTAGCTGCATCATGTTTGCTGTATCAATGCGTAGATGTTTGCATCCATCTTTAAAATGCTTCCAAGTCAAACCATCATTATAGTCTGGAATGATAGCATGAGCCTTCGCATCTATATCTTCAATCCACGGTACAGAATAATTATTAATAGCGGCAATAGAACTATCATCATCTACAATGAGATAGTTATCGCCGTCTCGACCGTAGTCCTCAACCCACAAACCAACGTTATGCAGTTTGTTAGAAGTAAGACGGAACGGAGTTACTGGATGACTATGATACTGAAAGTTTAAATCGTTACTCGCCATGATATGCTTGACAAACTCAACTGCGCGTTCACTGCGAAAAGCCCAAGTAGTGCTGAACACAATCTGCGCAGATGAGTAGGTAGACCAGAGCTGAAACATGCGCACAGCAACCGGGTCAAAATAAGGTACAAGCCCATCAGGCGAACCAGCCATAAAATCTGCAACAGCTTTGCGGTTACGGTCAAAGAGGTGCATCTTGCCTGGCAGGAGCACTCCGTCGATATCCACAAAGATAATATTACGCATTTTTCTGTTCCTCAACAGCCGCTACATACAAATCAGTTTGACGAGCTTTTTGATAAGCAATCACTAGTGCAGACATCAACCCGTCAGCTAAAAAAGTATAGGTTTGTGAGTGCTCAAAAGTAGTTGGGTGGTGTAGATAAGCTAGAAATTTTTTCAACGCACTCAGCTTTCAGATTCAGCTACAATTTTTCTCAGTTGTTCGGCTGCATTAACAATGAGGTCGAGTTCCTCAAAACTCAAACGCACTTGCTGCATACCGCGGTTTTCAGTTTCTTGAGTCAGAGTGAGAAAGTATCCTTCATTGTCATCTTCCAACCTAACACGAGTTAGATTGTCTCCAAACATTAGGTTAGCACCTTCCAGGTGCACGGCAAGTTCTGTAATGCTAATTTTCATTTTAATCTCCTTCATAGCTAATAGTTTTGTCGGTCTTTTCATAGACTTGTTCCCAAGCGCAACCGTATGCTGGGCAGATGCGAACAAACTGAGGTAACTCATTAGCATCTGTCTCGCCGTGTCCACCAGTAAGAAAGTAGACTCCAGTCATCTCTGGGTGTGCGTGACGAAAACGAGCACGCTCACGCTCATAGAGATCGAGCGCTCTACGAAGATGTACAATTTGCTCAATTAACTGTTCGCGGGTCATGCCCTCTAAATCAGTCATGCAAGTCTCCTGTTTCATACTATAATATAGCAAAAGAAAAAGCGGCTGTCAAGCCGCTTTTTTGAATTTTTTACCTGCTTTAGAAGTATTAGCTTTGATTTTGAGAGACGCGTGCTCGCAAATCGCTAGAACTAAACCTATGGTCTCTAGTATTGAAGTAGATACTAATACCGCGACGTTTACAAATCTCTCGACCAGTAAAATCTTTATCCTTATACTCAATACCCATAACGCGCACATTAATCGGATACAGACCGAGTATATCTTCTAGGTCTTGTTCTGTCTGATAACAGACAATCTCATCTACATACTTCACAGCCGATAGCTGGGCGTATCGCTCTACGAGCGTTTGCACAGGCCGATTCTTTTGTGGTCTATCTACCGAGGGGTCTACTTGTAGTCCACAGATTAAATAGTCACACTGACTTTTGGCTTCCCGCAGCATCATAATATGACCCGCATGTAGCAAATCAAAAGTTGATGCGGTAAATCCAACTATCATGCCCCAGTACTCCCAAATCCGCCTTTACGAGACGATTTTGGCTCTGGACGGTCTGTCATTTCTTCAATCTCGTAGGTTTCTGAACGAACCAACTCCCCTTGTGCGACTCTGTCGCCATCCTTAATCTCTACAATAGAGTCACTTAAGTTAAGTAGAGTGATGTAGGTAGGCTCAACATAATCGCTATCAATTACTCCTTCACAGTTGATGAGAGTAATACCACTCTTTAGTGCCAGACCGCTGCGTGGATGAATACGCACTGAGAAACGCTCAGGAATATCCATAATAAGATTAGTCGGAATAAGATATCGGTGTCCAGGACGTAGTGCAATACTACGAGAGTTGCCAACAGCTTCTAGGCCTACCACATTGAGCCAAGTATAGGATTTAATCTCAGCACCGGGAATCAATGAGGCACAGAGGTCAAAACAGGCGGAACCTTCTGTAGCAAAAGAGGGAAGCCGAGCTTCTGGATGAAGCCGAAAGAATTTGAGTGTGCGACTTAAAAACATTATACACTAAATCCAATTGCTTCACAAAATCGCTCAAAATGAGCATAGAGCGTGTCAAGCTCGGTCTCATCGGTAATCTCAAACTCATAGCTCACGTTTTTAGGTTGAGACTCTATAAGACGAGTGTTCATTTCATCATAGGTGCTATAACGCAGTTCAATAGTACGGCTCATTGCATTCCTCCAGTGCTAAGATTATTTTTTGGGATTGCTTTCCAAATTGTAGAAGCCTCTACATACAGATAGGGACGATTAGTCTCTTCTTTATTCGGGTTATCAATCTTTACGACTACCCGCTTACCTTTTCGAAAGGCTCGGAGCTGGTTCATTACTCGTGCCCCACTTTGCATATACTCTCTACGCAGGGCACGAGTGATACTACGACTGACATTGCTGTGCAGCCCTTTAGAAGTGTAAGTTTTGCCAGAGGCTTTACCTTTTGCCATTGTCTTTTCCTAGATTAAGGGTTGTAACGAGGATTTAGTAGAGTTTTCAACATAACATTGTAGGGAGTGTAGTCTTCGAGGTCGTTTGCAAGAACACTCTGCATAACGCTAGGAGAAAATCCAGACACATGCGCGGTTCCACGGGAATCGAACTGTACCGGAGAACCGTTCTTATCATAACGAGCATTTAGGTTCCAGAAGACAATGCGAGGAACAGTATAGCCAACTGCTTCGTATTTACGCTTAATCATCTCCATAGCTGTATCGTCGTAGCGAGTGCACTGGTCGAACTGCATGTCAGAGAGGATAAGCAGTGTTGCAGGCATGTCTGCTTGAGGTACTCGATACTTCAGAGCTACATCCAGAATGCGGTCAAATGCAGCGTGCAGATTAGTATTCATAGCCCACTTAGCACCGCTAAGCTGACGCATACGGCTGGACAGATTGCCTTGCAAGTGCACAAACTCAGGAGCCCCACTAAAAGTCAAGATTAGGTCTTTAAACTTAGAACGGTTTTTTTCGCTGAGATAAACACCAAGAGCTATTGCAACGTCAATCGGCTGCACAACGCCTGGAGCAGAGTAGCCCGCGTTACCCATCGAACCGCTTACATCTACCATCGGCAGAATGCTAGCGTCGCCTACATAGTTAGGCAGGGCTTGCCACTGAGCGTCTGCAACCGCAGCATTGCCACGGGCAACAGACTTAACAACATCGTGCGGGTAAACAGCACCAGCGTTAATCTTAACAGTAGGGTCACGCTGTTGAACAGGCTTTTGCAGCTCTCGAATATAGGTGCTGTACGCCTCTGGAGCGTTACACCCAAAAGCCTTTTGGTACCGAGCACTTGCAAGCGACGGAACATGTGAGAAGTTAATGGAATTCCACTCCTTAGCACACATCTGCGACTCGACTACCTTAGTAAGGCGAACGAGTAGCTTACGGTACTGCTTCGGAGACAGTTCAAGAAACCGAGTCAGCTCAGCGGCGACTGGACCTTTACGCGGCATCCATTTTGCACAAAGGGCGTTACCATCAGACAGTGCTTGCTTGATGAGAGCAAATGCAGCCTGACGATTAGTTGCATCACGATAAGTGAACAAATCGTCCCAACGACCGAGTTCCGGTATCTTGTGCATAAACTCTCCGGCCAGAGCTGGGTCGGTAGACTCTAGAGAGGAGAGTAGATTGCGAAAGGTCTGTCGCTCGCCAGCCCCGCCACGGATATCACGTGCCCATAGCAGAGTACGCACAGTGAGGTCTTCGCTCTCACCGAGCGCAGCATGAAGCTGAGAAGTTAAATCAACACCGCGGGCGCTGCCCACAGTAGAGAATAGGTCAAGGATACGCGAACCGGTGTTAGCGTGAGCACGCATCCCGTTCTCAGTACGAGTTTCGGCAGTTTTAAGATGATTACGTACAGCAGCAGTAAAGTTCATGATATTTTCCTTCAATCTGGATTGTGTGTTTCGGTCTGATTATAAGTCAGATGCTCTTCGAGCGATTAGTTGCTGAAACAATCCTATATTCTTATTTATTTAGCCAATTTAGTGTTCTTTGAGCCCAGCTTCGAGTCTTATATCCTTGACGCCATGCTCTAGTACAATCTGGCCACATGACGTACCAAAGACCGTTAATCTCTTCGATGTAGCATTGTGAGTACATCATACCATAATCCTCTGTTATTTTAGCTGGATGACATATTTACCTTCTCAGATATGGTGAGAATTTTCAATGGTTTGCGGAAGTCATCCAATTGATAATTATTTATACGATATTTTTAACTAACATGCAAAGATATTTTTGGAGCGGGTAGGGGGATTCGAACCCCCGACATCAACCTTGGCAAGGTTGCGCTCTACCACTGAGCTATACCCGCAACTGGTACAGAATGGTGGAATCGAACCACCCCCGCTAGATCCACAATCTAGAGTGCTAACCTCTATCACTAATTCTGCGTAGTTGTTCTACTATCCAAGTGTATACAGAGATGCTAGGAAATAGCACACCCCAAAAAAGTAGATACCCAAGAAAACCAATCTCACCCTCAGAACTGTTTTTTGATTTAGATGAGTGTGCACGAGTCCAGTATACGCCACTACTATGACTTTTCGGTTTTAGTCCACCTTGTCGCATTAGCTCTCCTATTAGTTGTTATGTTTTAATATAACAAAAAAGAGAGTAAGATGCAAGCTAATTTTTTCTGTGAATTGTAAATTTTTAGTGACAGGACAGATAGATAATGTATTTTTTCAGAAAATAGTACGGCAAGCAACCTAAACTAAAAAAATTTTGCTACTTGCCTTTTGTTATATTTTACGCTATAATAGTTTTGAAGATGAGAGTATTAGCTTTGGTATTTTTACTTGCCGGCTGCTCAATATCTACTCCTAAACCTACTACAGTCTTATCGCTATCTGGCGCAAATGCTTTAGTAGGATTACATGAAAAGAGTGATAGGGAATTCCTAAAATCCCTTATGGGGATTGACCCGGTAAGATATGAGTGGTGCGCGGCATTTGTAAACGCAATTTTAAGTAGAAATGGAATACCGGGCTCTGAATCAGTGTCTGATAACCCTCTTTTGGCTCGAAGCTTTTTAGCCTGGGGAACTCCGGTAACGTCTCCTAAACGTGGAGATATAGTAATATTTCCAAGAGGCGACGAGAGTTGGCAAGGTCACGTAGGATTTTATAAAGGTAAAGTCTATCGAGACGGAGTTCTTTACTATATTATTCTTGGTGGAAATCAAAGTAATATAATATCCTATGAATTTTATCCCGCTAAATCTGCTCTAGGCATTAGACGCTGGATTGTGAAGGAATAGTATGGATTTTTTAGCATTAGTAGCTGACGTAGGTTTTCCAATAGCTTCTGCACTTGCAGGAGGTTTTTTCGTATTTTTAACTCTAAAGTTTATTCTTGCGGGAGTGCTAGAGTCTATCAAAACTCAAAGAGGCTTTGTACTCGCACTCAACAATAGAGTTAAGACTATGAATAACGAGCTTGTACGAATTGATGTGCTAATTTGTAATAGTTTTAATATCAGACCTGATTTAGACCGGATAGCGCGTGCTGACGGACAACAGGATGCTAGAAAGGATTAAAAAATGACGGAACAAGATAAAGATTTTAAAGATGTACACGTAGACCTAGTAACTAAAGGGGATAAAGTCGCTACACACTTTACATACTGGTTTGCTTGGTTTTGGGGTGTTGTAAGCGCAGTTTACTTTTTTGCAGTTACGTTTCTACCTATTCCCGCTGCCGGAGAAAACTTTGCTAATATCATCTTAGGATTTCTACTAGGCACTGCGGTCTCCACAATTATCAACTTCTTCTTTGGGAGTAGTGAGCAATAATGGAACTAGACATTGCAGCGGCGATTAGCCAATATGGATTTCCAATCATTGCTGCTTTTGGGTTGGGGTATTTTATCTTCTATATCTGGACCTGGGTAACACAAGAAGTAGACCCTGTCGTAAACGAGTCTCACATGACTCTTATTGGACTTATTGATCGTATTCGTATGTTAGATAACGATTTAATACGCTTAAATACTAAATTAAATATGATTTTACAAGAGCAAGAGCGACGACAAAAGGAGAGAGAGTATGAAACTCCTAATACTACTCCCGTTGATACTAATAGCTCCAACAACTAATGCGGGTGAACTCGCTTTTCAATTTAGTTCGCCTGCGTTTAGCGGTAATGGATACAGCTCACACGTATTAACAATAGAGCAACTAGAACAACAACGCAAAGAAAAAATTATCTCAGACGCTACTGCGGCACTAGAAAAAGAAGAACGAGAACTAAAAAACTCTAATGTGTATAAGTTTCGTAATAATTTAGAATCTCGAATCTATGCCCAGCTGAGCCGTCAAATAGCTGATAATCTTTTTGGGGAAGGTGCAACGGTAGTAGACGGAGAATGGTACACTACCGAAACTCCTTTTGGAGATGTAATAAATTGGAAGCGAGAAGATAATAGAATCTACGTAACTATTGAAGATTCTAATGGAGAGCTAGTAGCAGAGTTTGATGCTCCAATTGGGGAGTTTGCATTCTGATGAAAAAAATAGTAATTAGCCTATTACTGGCTTTTAACCTAGCAAGTTGTTCTACTATTATTAATAGGCTAGAACCCACAGAACCTGAAATAGTAAAACCGGCAGCTACAGAATTTGACAGTTTGCCGGCCCCTAAAAATGGTCAGATGGTAGCTGCTGTTTATGGCTTTGAAGATAAAACTGGACAGCGTAAGCCGAGTGACAGACTCGCTAATATTTCTACGGCAGTAACACAAGGTGCTGAAGTCTGGGTAATTAAAGCCCTACAAGAAGTTGGCGGAGGAAAGTGGTTTAAGGTTGTTGAGCGTGTAGGGTTAGAAAATCTTTCACGAGAGCGACAAATTATTCGTCAAACTAGGGATAGCGTTGAAGACCCTACTCCCGTAGCTCCTATGATGTTTGCAGGAGTACTTGTAGAAGGGGCTGTTATTGGTTATGACTCAAACACTCTAACAGGAGGTGCAGGAGCACGCTATTTAGGCGTTGGGCCTAGCACTCAATATAGAGAAGACGTTGTTACTGTTACTATGAGAGCAGTATCTGTGCAGACAGGTGAAGTTCTAGTGAGTGTAGCAGTATCTAAAACAATTGTAAGTACTAGCACGAATATGGGAGTATTTAAGTTCATAGAGGCAGGAACTGAGAATGTCGAACTTGAAATCGGCAACTCTCAAAACGAGCCGGTAAACTATGCCGTGCGAGTAGCAATCGAACAGGCTGTTGTTGAAATGATAAAAGAAGGTGCAGTTAAAGGATATTGGTCTTTTAAAAGGTAGAGCATAAATGAAAAAGTTAATATTACTTCTTAGTTTACTAAGTAGTCCAGTATTTGCGGCTGAAGTATATATAGATCAGGCAGGTGGGGCTGCAACTGTAGACATACTGCAAGAAAACGGTATGAATAGAGTTAATGCCGAATCTGACCCTGCACTTCTAAGCGGTGATGATATTATTTTAAATATTCTTCAGAGCGGAGATTTAAATACTGCCGATCTGTATTTTGACCAGAACGCTAATAGTACAGATTTTTCGTACTACGCCACAGGCAGTTTTAATGAGATACTAGCAAGTATTTTTGGAGGAGTTAACAACTATTTTCTAACTACAATTACGGGAGATACTAATATAGTGACTGCCTGTAAGAACCTCTATGCAACTACTTGTAACGGAGTAATTGTAAATAACACCCAAAACACCCTAACACTAGTAGGTAATAACAACGAAATTAACTACGCTCTAGACAGCGGAGATGCAATTAACAATATAAACATTGGATCTACGGTGCCCAGCGATTTTAACGTTATTAACTTAACTCAAACAGGTGCAGGTGAGCATATGGCTACTATTACAATAGATGGGAATAACAATTTAGTTGACCTAGTTCAGAATTGAAATGTGGAAATCTGTACTAGTGCTCATTTTATTACCTACTATAGCACTAGGAGAAGTTGGTGCAGTAACTGAGTTTTCAGGTAATCCAGCACAAGCAAAAAGATCTGAAGAAAGCTTCATAGTTGAAATGGGTTTTACGGTAGAGATGCTAGACGAACTTATTACCGCTAATACTAGAATGGGATTAACTTTTGAAGACGGGTCTAGGGCAGAGATTACTGAGCAGAGTGAGCTAATAATAGACGACTTTGTATATGACCCTAATAGCGGTGCGGGAAAAATGAGCATGAAAGTAGCTCTTGGCACGGTTCAAATGGCTTCCGGTCGTATTGCTAGAACTTCTCGAGAAAATGTAAGTATTAAAACTCCTACTGCAAGTATTACGGTACGAGGTACTAGTTTTTCTATGACTGTGGATGAACTTGGTAGAAGTCTTATTATCAACCTACCTATTGACTGCCCGGACCCTGAACTAGAAGAAGATGAGTGTCCTAGTGGGGTAATTGAAGTCAGTACTGACGCCGGGTCGGTAACACTAAATAAACCTTTCTTAGGTACTATGGTTAGTAGTTCTAGCCTATTACCTGCAGACCCGAGACGATTACTTTTAGACGGTCGTAAGATTGACAACGACCTTATTATTGTGCCGCCTTCAGAGTTTCCTAGAGGCTTCTCTGACGAGGATGAGGAAGAGGAAACATCTACAGCACTTGATATAGACCTTCTAGAGTACCAAGAACTGAGTCAAGACTTTTTAGACCAGGATTTTCTAAAAACTAGTGCATTAGATATTAACAGACTAAAAAACGACTATCTAGATAACTTGCTAGATATAACAGCCCAAAGTTTAGACAACGAATTAGATGAAGAAGGGCCTGACGTATTACCCAATATTAAACGTTTTCCTTGGATTCAGTGGGCTTATAATGAAGAATTTATTTTACTAGATTCTGATAGACCACCACATATTGCAGTTTTAACTGTAGATAGAGACACACAGGGAACATTTGCTCTAACACAAGATGAGTACTCAGCTACTGTACAAATTAATAGTGGGGGGACTGATGTGAGCATAAAGGTAGTTCAAAAACAATGAAAGGAATTTTAAAAACATTAGCAATTATGATTACAATGGCTTGGGCTACGGTAGCGCAGGCCGGTATATTAGATGGTAAGTTTGGTACAGGTCAAATGTTTGACGTCCAGTACTACTGGAGCGGAAACGATTTAGTTGCCAGTAGCTTCACGCGAGTGTTCTCTAGCACAGGCCAGTTAACTGTGCAGGACTATACAGATATGGATGCGAATAATAGATACTTTGCATTTTTTAACTCAACTACACATCCAGGTGAGTACGGATTGGCTGTATATAATAGCGATGGTACAGTGAATAGAACACTTCATACTAGAGGAACTATTACTGCGATAGGTAATGATGCTATCTTTTATCTAGGCAGCGGATTTTATGGTACCGTGATACCGACAACTCAAGGATACGCTTTTGGAGACAGTGCTACGTTTACAGGGATGAACCAGTCGCCCACAGCCAGTGAGATAAGCAACTATAATGCAGGTACCACACCTCTTGCACCTGGTCAAAGCGGTGGTGGTGGGCCTACCCCCGTCTACATAAGTTCAATTACTACAGCTCAAACTACTACAAAAACTGCTGCTCTTGCAACTACTACAGGCAATAACGCTAACATTACTATACTAGGAAACGATAACGAAGTGGATATTAGACAGTTAACAAATGGTAATTATTTAGATCTCAGTATAGACGGAGACGAGAATATTGTAGACATAGAACAAACTAGCACTACTCTAGCAAGACACTTCGCTGAGATAGATTTAATAGGAGATAATAACGAGTACACTATGCTACAAAGCGGAACTGCTAAAACAGCTTTTATCTCTTCTGACGGCAATGAGAATATACTTAGCATTATCCAAAAAGACGGTGGAGAACACTACCTTAGCCTAAACAATATTGGAAATGAAGCTGAGATTACAATTTTACAAGAGGGTGCAGGAAATCATAGTGCAACTCTAGAGCTTGAGAATGGCGGCGGAAACTGGGTATTTAACCTAACACAAAGTGGAGCTACTAACTACTTATATAGCTTACCGCATAACCTTACCGACAATACAGTAGTTACGGGAATCTGTTATACTGGCACTTGTAGTATGACGATTGTACAACAATGAATTTTTTACTTAGTTTAGCTACTACTATGCATTTAGGTTTTGAGGGTGAGTACAATAGTATTCACCCTCATACTCGTTTTGAGAGTAATGATTATGCTATTGGTGCTTACTTAAACAGTGAAAATAATATTAGCCCTTACATCTCGTACAGCCTAAAAATGCAATCTTATAGTTTAGAATTAGGTTTAGTAGGAGGATATAACATTCCTGCAGTTCCCTTACTACGTTTAGGCAAATCTCTCTCTAAAGACGTAGATATTTTTATTACGCCAGGATTTGAGAATAACACAGAAAACCCCAAAATAGTTTTGGGACTTGAATTTACATTGAGGTAAAGATGATACAAAAAATACTAACCAGCGCCATTTGGAGTATCGTTACTCTAGCATTAATGGTCGGAATAGCCTATCTGAATCCGTCATTTATTGAAAGCGTAAAACTCCGATATTTTGACACTCTAATTACGTCAACTCCCAAAATAGAAAATAATATCTATACCGTAAACATAGATGAAGCAGCTATTGAACAGTACGGTCAGTGGCCTTGGTCAAGAGATATATATGCCAATATTATAGAAGAACTTTACGCTAGAGAAGCTGGTTTAGTAGTTTGGAATATATTAATGTCCGAATACGACAGAAGCGGTAAAGATTCTTACTTAGGGGATACTTTAGCGCAGTATCCGGTAATACTAAATATACTAGGTGCAGAAGAATCTAAAAATTCTGCAATAAATCCCGGGGCTGCAATAATTAATTCTGAGTACCAAGATTTAATACTCTCCTATCCAGGAATTATTGCAAATATTCCTGAGTTAGAAAACCTAGCTTCGGGTAGTGGTATTGTTAATACGCTACCAGAAATTGACGGGGTCACACGTCGTGTGCCGATGGTAATCTCCAGTGGGGGCACTCTGTATCCTAACCTTACTCTAGAAACACTTCGAGTTCTTGCTGGAGACCCAAGTTTTCAGATTAAGCTTTCTCCCCTTGGAGTTGACCGACTGCGTATTCCTCAGTTTGGAGAAATACCAACTGACGAACTCGGACGCGTATGGGTCGATTGGAGTCAAAGTAGTAAAAGTGTTTCTCTCACTAATCTTCCTGATAGTTTTGGAGGTGCGATAGTTTATATAGCGCCCACTGCAGCAGGATTAAATAATCCTATTGCAACTGCTGCTGGAGGTGTTTGGCCTCATGAATTGCAGGCTGCACTTCTAGGTACAGTTTTTAATCAGAGTAATATTGAGCGTCCCGCTTGGGCATCAGGCGCAGAACTAATTTCATTAGTACTCGGGGGTATTCTCTTAATCTTCTCAGCACGCTGGACCTATTTAGGATTAGGAGTTTTTGTACTACTGCTTGCTAGCACTGTAGGCGGTAGCTGGTATGTTTTTGTGGAATATAAGTGGCTACTCGATGGTGTTACGCTTACGGCATCGTTCATTCTAATCGGTCTTGTACGATATGCTGTGAAGTTTATTTCAGAGTACCTACAAAAGTTAAAAATTAAAAAGCAGTTTGGCGGATATGTCTCTCCGCTTGTCATTGAACAGTTACAAAAAAACCCCGAGCTTGTCAGCCGGGGCATTAAACGCGATGTTTCTATTGTAATGACAGACTTACGAGGTTTTACACCACTAGGAGAGTCATATGGGGATGACGTCCACGGTCTCACACAGATTATGAATGACTATATGACTGCTATTTCACAACCTGTACTTGACGATGGAGGCACTATTATCAAGTATATTGGCGATGCAACTCTACACATTCATGGAGCGCCTCTCACTGATGAGCATCATGCAAAGCACGCCGTTGCAACTACGTTGCGAATGATTAAAGCGGTCGAAGAGTTTAACACTGAGCTAGATGCTATCGGTAAACCACGAGTAGCAATGGGAGCAGGTATCAATACTGGCCCTGCTGTTATTGGCAATATCGGTTCTAAGACTCGATTTGGGTATGATATACTAGGAGATAGTGTTTCTACCGCGGCTCGATTAGAGGGTCAGAGCAAGCCCTACGGAGTCAAGATTGTTATTGGTGAGAGCACCGCAGAGCTAGTACGAGATGACTATATCTTATTAGAACTCGATAAAATTGCGGTAAAAGGCAAGACAATTGGACTACGCATGTATACCGTAGTTGCTGAAGGTAGTCCTGAAGCTGTTCAAAAGCACGAAGAGATGTTACAGCTCTATCGCGCACGTGAGTTTAGCAAAGCTAGTGTCGCGTGTGTGCTGCTCAAAAATGAGTTTGGCGGTGAAATGCGTGACTACTATAAAATGTGGATGTCTCGCTGTGAAGAAATGCGAAACTCTAGTCTTCCCGAAGACTGGGATGGAATTTATCGAGCCACTTCTAAATAGTGGAGCCTCTGGCAGGATTCGAACCCACAACCCTCGCGTTCGAAGCGCGATGCTCTATCCAGTTGAGCTACAGAGGCAATTTGGTAGGGCATACGGGTTTCGAACCCGTTATCTCCGCCTTGAAAGGGCGGCGACCATCGCCAAGTAGTCCTATGCCCCAAAATTGGTTGTCCCTGATAGATTCGAACTATCGACCCCAGTCTTATCAGGACTGTGCTCTAACCAACTGAGCTAAGGGACAATATGTGGTGCCTGAGGTTTGAATCGAACGAACATCTCCTGCTCTTCAGGCAGGCGCTAAGACCACATCAGCTACTCAGGCGTTATTGGTGAACCGGGTGGGAGTCGAACCCACGTTGACACGGATTAAAAGTCCATCGCTAAACCGCTCAGCTACCGGTCCTAAAAAGGAATTTCTTCGTCTTCGGGCTGATCACCATACAACTCATCCCACTCTTCGTCGGTCATACCCGTCAAGATAAACTCTCTAGCACTGGCCGAGAGCTGGGGAAAGGCATATTGAATTAGCACCCCGCTTTTCCAAGCATCAATCTGTTCCTGGGTGATAGGCAAATCACGTCCACGAGTTTCACCAGTAAACGGAGAGGTACGAACAACAATCATTTCTGATATCCTACATTTTTGAGCATACGAGAGGTGGAAGTGTTAAGAAGGATTTCTGCACGAGGATAGAAGCACTCTTTTAAAGTAGACGATGACTGGATGAGTTTGCGTTTATACTGTCGCTTAAACCGAGCGTTCCAATCTAGCACAGTTTGCTTATCTTCATGTTTATAAACGAGCCACCACCACTCTCGACGAGTGTTTGGAATTTCATCACAGTCAGTTCCGTGCGTTTCGTATAAGTAGTACATCTATACCTCATAGTTTGGTGGGAGTGAAGGGAATCGAACCCAACATGAGTTTCCTCGACGGAGTTACAGTCCGCTGCCTCACCTTGAGGCGTCACTCCCAATAAGCTAATATCGCATATTACTAAGTATTGAGCAAGGCTGATGTTGGTAGTGCTAGTAGGACTCGAACCTACGACTTACAGAATATGAGTCTGCTGTTCTACCAGCTGAACTATAGCACTCCGAGAACCTCGTATCCGTCTAACTGAGATTTGTAGTGTTGATGTGGACCAAGATAGTAATAATCAAATCCACGAGACTTATAAAGCGCACACTCGTGATAGTTAGCAATCCACCCTAACTGAAGGCTAGGATTGTGATAGGTCCAGGCGAATTGATACCCCCGCACACTGTTACTGTCTAGAAGCTGTACTAGAGTGAAAGCTTCTAGCACTCCATCATCGTAGTATCCAACTGTCTCCGCGTTATCAATATCAAAGTCAAAAAGTGGTTCCACTGAAAGAAACTGTTTATGCGCACAGTATCTAGCATAGATGTCTCGTAACTGTGACTTATTTGGGTTAGTGATGATTCGAGCCTGTGAGTAGAGAGGATAGTTTGTGCGGCTCAGCACTACTCTACCGTACTTCATCGTACGAAGAACCCAAGTCTAACTTCGTTAGAATACGGATTAACGTCAGACATATCAGTAGAATTTGGAATAAATCGATAACCTTTAGTGTATAGATTTATTAGTTGTTGTCCATCAGATTTCCAGACTGGAATATACTCATTGTATTGTGAGTAGATGGACCCATCAGGATTGCCCGATGCACGTAGATGAATCTCTATTGGCTTATCACCTTTAAACTCAATATTTATATATCGTACGTCTGAGAGTACGTTTAATATAGCAGGAACCGGTGGAACATACTCACTACGAGTCCAGCGAGTAAACTTAGTTAAATTCTCGGTAGAGTTTGTTCCCTGCCAACAAGAAAGAGGTTTCCAAAGTGGCCGAACACCATGATAAAACTCATACGTGGCGCTATAGTGAGGCGCGTCAAAGTACTCACACCAAAAATATCCCGGAGGGACGGAACTACGATCTCCCGCTTCAATATATTGCAGCCGAGCCCCTAGACCCATACCAGCTAAGTTATAAATCGGACGAACAATATAGTTATCACTGCGAGGAGGAGGATAACCTCCTGGACCACATAGGTAGTTAAGACAATTAGCTAGATAGAGTTTATTAAACCAAAGTCTGTGTTGAGGATATCTATCCCAAAGCTCCCACTCGTCTAAGTCTTCCAAACATACTCTCCTTTTGGAGGTCGGTGCGTGAATCGAACACGCTACTTTTCAGTGCTATGGAGTTGCAGTCCATCCCCTTACCATCCGGGCCACCGACCATGAAAAAACCCCTCCAGTGATACTGAGAGGGGTTTAGCGTTTGCATAAACAATACTAAACTGCTCCCAGCCCTAATAGCTGTGATACATCTCAATAAAAGTTTTGCAAATAGTACGCATTGTTTTCTCTCTATACTATGGTGCGCAGGGAGGGACTCGAACCCCCGACAGCTTGCGTGTAAAGCAAGAGTTCTACCGCTGAACTACCCGCGCAAAAAATGGCGACCTATGCCGGGCTCGAACCGGCGATTTCCTGCGTGACAGGCAGGCGTCTTAAACCACTCGACTAATAGGCCTTACTTTAACATTCCAGCTGCAGCCCCTATGAATACGGCTGCAGCTCCTGATACTAGTACTGGGTCAGACTGTACTAACTTACGTTCTTCCGCGCAACCGGCTAAAGCCAAAAGCACTAATAGCGCTCTCATTTTACAAAATCAACGTTATAGCGTTTACCGTCAATCCTAAAAGAGGCAGTTGAATGGCTATACTGCTGTACGCGTTCGTCTCTATATCGAACAACTTCAGAACATTGACGCTCGGTACGATAACCTACAATTTCATTACGCGTGCTGCGAGAGGCAGCATCCGCACCTGCAATCGCGCCGAGAACGGTCATTGCGTCTTTGCCTTTACCCTCTCCAAACTGATTACCTAAAAGACCGCCAATAATAGCGCCAGCTACAGCATCACCTGTTGAAGCAGGTTTTTGAGCATAGACGGGAACCTCTACATTCTGACACTCTGTTGCACTAACAGGAATAGAAACTGTTTTTGTGGTATAGTGGTCTGTAATTGTAGCAGTAATTGATTGACTATCAGCAATAGTTGGAAAGAACATTGCAAAGACAATTACATATTTCACGGCATTTCTCCAGTATGGGTGGCGGAACGTATTGGATTCGAACCAATGGTACCCTATTCAGGTACGACGGTTTAGCAAACCGCTGCCTTAAACCTCTCGGCCAACGCTCCTTATTTCTTAGCTAGAATACTCAAACCCCAATTATGTGTAAAGTGTTCTTTTAAATACCAGTCAGGATTTGTTTCTAAGAATTCTAGAACAGCTGGACCTAATCCCTTGTATCTAACTCCGTTAGCATCGTATTTTTGGCCGTGCATATCTTCTCCAAACTCTTGAAAAAATTCAGTGTCGTGAAGAACGATATACTTACGAACCTTAGAACCATGAAGTGCAAGCTCTTGTTTTAGCTGGTCATAGTAGTGTGCTGTGTCAATAAAGAGTAGGTCAGTTTCTTCAATGGAGACATCTAACACATCAGCTTTAATAAAAGTTAGCTCTACATTATGAGCCTTGGCATACTCTTGTGCTTGTGTCAACCTATCTACAGGAGGGTCGGCAATATCATAGAGAACTAATTTTTGTGGGTAGGATTCTAGCCAAGCCCACACCGAAACTACGTTTCGCACTCCCATCTCTGTAATATGCTTACAGTGTTTAGCATAGTCATGCATAACTTGCAAGTGTTCGTTAATATCACCGGGAGTTGAGATTAAAAGTTTAAGTTCTGACATATGGGTTCCTATCTTTATGGCGGGCAGAGAGGGATTCGAACCCCCGGAACGCTCTCACGTTCGTCGGTTTTCAAGACCGATGTAATAAACCAGACTCTACCATCTACCCTTTATTTTGCATTTTAGCAAGTTGTTTTTGAAGTCTGCCAATGGTAGCTAGCAACTTCAATTTTTCCTGTTGTAGCACAAAGTTTTTTACTTGTAAATTAATAGTGCTAGCCAGGCATACAATATCTTTATTCTCGTGTGACGCTTTTAGAAACCCTTTATATACCGCTACAGCTAAAGTTTTATAAACCTCGTCTTCGTCAACCTCTATCATACCAAAATCTGTGGGTTCTATATCAGCAGCTCTAGCTAGATTAATCAGTTGTTCAAGAGTTAGTTTTGTAGTCACACAAATTCTCCTTTTTTGGCTCCCCCGGCTGGACTCGAACCAGCGACACTCTGATTAACAGTCAGATGCTACTACCAACTGAGCTACAGGGGAACTGTATTTTTACGATAATCTTCATATGTGAGGTAGATAAACATGCCAATAAATAACCCTAACATATTAAACTGCAGCAGTCCAGCAGAAATTAAATCTGCACAGAGGGCGCACGCTAAATAGTCGTACCATTTTAGAGGTTGTCCATGCGGAGAAATATGTGGTTTTTCCATGTTCCTACCTCTTCGTATTGCCTAGCCCAACGAGGCTTATGAGACACGAGTTTTGGATTATAGTAATGTGTAGCTCCCATATTGTAGAGAGGAAGACTACCCTCAAGTAATCCCCACGCTATCATACGGGCCATAAGCCACGAGTACTCGTCTCTCGGCGTATGGTCATCTATTAAATGCGTCCAGGAAAACTGATAGGGTTGATATACAACACCACAAACAGAATTTGGAAACTCGTCTAGACGCACTCGATTTAATGTTACTTCCCCTACTAGTTGCATACCTTGAAAGCCTTGATTGCGAGCTTCGTGATACATATTTAGAGCAAGTGCGCGTACTTGGCTGTCAAAGTTACAGGCACCGCCTTTGGCCCCTGTCGCACCTGCAATTAGTAGTAGGGCTACTAATACAGTCACTATCATTCATTTTCCTTTTGGTGCGGGTAGAGGGACTTGAACCCCCACGCTAAAAGCGTCAGAACCTAAATCTGATGCGTCTACCTGTTTCGCCATACCCGCGAAATGTTATTGGTATTTTAAGAAGTTTTCTCTATGTCGCCTATAATAGAGTAAGCCCTCTTGATGGTAGGAAAGCGTAGCACCTCGCTTACGCATTTGATTCCATAAGTACCAGTCTTCGTTTGGTTGTTCTGTGCCGTATCGTTCAGGCTGATAACCAATTTCTTGTCCAAGTCGCGTACGATAGAGCATCGAACCATGATGCGCAGCAGTTCGCTTCCAGTATAAATCACCTTGTAGAGGAGTCAAGTTAGGAGACTCTAGTTTAGGAGGGGCAATGCCTTTTAATTCTCCAGTTACAACAATATCATAAGTAACTATATCAGTAACTGGAGGGCTAAGAACTTCAAGTGCGTCAGACCTAAGCCAGTTATCGGCCCCAAGAAACATGACGTACTCTGATTGCACTCTCATTAACATATCTTGAAAGTTGTTAACAGTACCAAGATTACGATCTCGGAGCACGTATTCTACTTCTGGATACAGCGCTGGAAGATGAGTGCAGTCACCTATACCATCATCTACAAATAGTATGCGCTCAGGAGACTTTGTCTGACTAAGAATAGATTCTATACAGTGGGCAGCTAAGTGTCCATAACGATAAGAGGCTATAACAACTGTAATCATTCAAACCAAGCCACGTAATCTCTATAAATTTTAAATTGCCAGTCTGGAACAGAAGTGTCAAGAGTGCCTTGACGCACGCTCCACGCACGTTCATACCCAGCATTCTTCACCGCCTGTACAACTTCGTTGTTATAGGCTCCGTATGGATAGGCAAAATATCTACAAGGAAACGGTGGAGTAATTTCTTGAATTAACTGCTGACGAGACACTTTAGTAAGGTCTGGATGGTTCCAGGTGTGCCAACCAATCTCAAAATTATACTCGTTACAAATCTCTTGTACCTGCTCTAGCGTGCAGTAGCGCTCTAGTGCTGGCACATATTCAAGGTCAAAAGAGTTGTCTCGACCTAGATAGTTACCCATTACAAACATAATACCAGACTTACCGGCTAGTATATCACGATTTTCGTACACATTGAGATAGATACCGTCAAAACCTATTTCGTCGTGACAAGCAGCTATCTCTTCTCGAGTATGGTAGTTCGAATGTTTGTGTGTTCCAATATTATGGGCTAACTTCATAAAGAGTCAATTCTTGGTGTAGGGTGTCACGATAACTAAAGTTACATTGTGTTAGTATAGTTCCAAAACTATATGGAAGCAACCAATCTTTAATGCCAGATACTAGCACAAGTCGAGAAGCACTAGCCCGTATCCAAGAAGCGATTAGTACATGGTCATATTCTCGATAGAGTGTACCAGTAGTGATGACAAGGTCGTAGCGACCGTCAGGAACTTGCACCCGACGAATATTAGATGCTAGTCGCGCGGCAGCCTTGTCAGATATCTCTATGCCATCAATACTAGCTGCGGGAAGGTCTTCTGTAATATACCCTTCACCACAACCAATATCGAGAGCACGCTGAAAAGGTGCGTATGGTTGTAGGGTCTGAAGTATAGTTAGTTTACGATGGGCATCATCAGGAGTACTGCGATAGCCCCAAGGGTCTTCTTTAAGATACCAAGCTTCAAACCAACTTTTTTCAAACATGCTTTATCCTTTGGCTGGGAATCAGGGATTCGAACCCCAAACCTGCGGTACCAAAAACCGTTGCTCTGCCAATTGAGCTAATTCCCAGTGGTGCCGCTAGAGAGAATCGAACTCCCGTCGGCGCATTACTAATGCGCTGCTAAACCACTCAGCTATAGCGGCAATCTTGGAGCGGGTAGCCGGCATCGAACCGGTCCTCTCTAGCTTGGAAGGCTAGGGCACATCCTCTATACCATACCCGCTTAATTCTTTTCAAGAATAACACAAATAATACGTGATAGCAAGAAAAAAATTATGCTAAGCTCTCATCGAGCTGAAGCCATTGAGACCAACTGTCGTGACGCAGATTAAAGGGTAACTGTTTACGCTTGCGCACTAACTCGTAGTATCCAGGCTTGTACGGAGCATAATTTGGCTTCATACCAAGACTGTTACCTTTTCGCATATTGCAAGGAGAACACGCGGTAACAATGTTTTCCCAGTTAGTACGTCCACCCCGTGATAATGGCAGTACGTGGTCAAGCGTACCGCTGTTATTATTTACTGCGGTTCCGCAATACAGACAGTGATACTGGTCCCGCAAAAAGACATTCGTCTTTGAGAATCTAACCTCTGTTGCTCTACGTAAATAGTCTTTTAACATGATGACGGCAGGCACACGAGTTTCCCAATGCGCACTATGCACAACCCAATTGTCGTACCATTCCATAACATCACACTTGTCATGATACATATAGAGAATGGCTTCTTTCCAAGAGACTACACTAAGAGGTACGACGCTCACCGGTAGCCCATCTGCGTTAATTACTAGCGTGTCTGACATGATAATTCTATGAGGGCTTTTTCATACTTTTTGCAGCTAAATACGTTGGATAGTGCATTGCCGCTAATACAGATAAGTAAACACTCGCTTCGTCGGTTTTTCGAGCGACTAGAGAGCGTATATATAGACGCTTATAGTGCTCTAGTAAATCAACTAAGATGTTTGCGGTTTCCATTAATTCTCTCTAATACACCTAGTTTTTCTAGGTCACTCATTCCTAACCAGCGTGATATCTCATCACGCGTACGGTAACACCCTACACAAATATCACGACTATTAAGGTGACAAACTTTAATACAAGGGCTAGAAATCAACTGAGGTGGGCGTTTGTTTCGGCGCAACTTGAAATACCTGTAATCCAGCCTCTCGCCACATTTCAACGGAGAGTGGATTGTCCTCAAAAACTGCTTCGGGAGAATATCCATCACGACGAATGCAGTCAAGTAGTATACGTTTAATCTGATAGTTGCGTAGATACTCTTCACTACGCTGACGCATATACAAATCGTGAGCCGGAATACTTTGACTCTGAAGCCACTGAATTGTCAAGTTACGGCATCGCTCTGGACGCCCCGTACAAAGTACGATACGGTGACCTGCTGCATCAAGGGCTTTAAGAATAGCGACCGCAGAAGCAATAGGAGGGTCTTCTACTAAGAGGCTATAGTAAAGCTCCCAATCCTTATGAGGACCATGAATAAGGTGTTCTCTATGTGAACTATTACTAAGTGTATCGTCTATATCGAATATATAGTCCATGTGAGACTCTAAAAAGTTAAGGAAATAGAAAGTTGGTGGACCCGAGGAGACTTGAACTCCTAGCCGCTTGCTTGCAGGGCAAATGCTCTCCCAGTTGAGCTACGGGCCCTCTGTATAAAAAATGCGGCAGGTGCGGTATCTGGCGTTTTATGAGAACGCTTGCCCATGCTCCTTTTACAGTTTGGCCAAACTGCTCTAAACATATGCCTATGATCACTTGGCTTGTCCAGACTTTCCTTACCGCACTATTGGCATCAGTGGAAGGAATCGAACCCTCTACGCGCGGTTTTGGAGACCGCCGCTCTACCATTGAGCTACACTGATATTAACCAGCGCTACGAGTGATGAAGTTGACTCGAACCTTCTTAGGGTTGAAGTACTTACGAATGAGATCCTCTGCAATCTTCACATCAACAGTCTTACAAGAGAAGATGTCAATGTAGGCATCACCATTTATATCGACAAAGTGGGCAGTAATGCTGCTAGTCTCAATCAACTGAGTAGCGGTAATACCAGCTTTATCCGGCTCGTGAGTAGCAAAGTGTTGGATTTGCGGCTCTCCGAATGCTATCATGTCGATAGCCGGGACGAGTTCTTTAATAAAATTATAAACGTTTTCTTCACTTGTGACTTTTTCGATATCGCAAGCAGCGCAATCAAACATTGCGTGGTATCCCCAGTATGACATATTAAATACTCCTAAGTTGTTTTAAATTCCACGCTTCTTCAAACCCATCCTCGTGGTAGACGGCTTCGTGATTACCCCATAGCCTAAAAAAATAGGACTTATGCATATCAACGATAGATTGTTCACTCCAGCTATCAGGAATTAGATGGCCTTTTACAATCCAGTGTAGGCGATTAGCTTCTTTTAGTTCTTCTGTACTCATAGCTTATATTAACACAAGTAGAGTTCTGTGTCAAACAAAAAATTAAAAGTGGTGCCCCAGGAGAGATTCGAACTCCCGACTTTCGGTTTACAAAACCGCTACTCTGGCCAGCTGAGTTACTAGGGCAAAATTATGGTAGGAGCATAAGGAATTGAACCTCATCTTTAAGCGTTATGAGCGCCACGTGCAACCTTCACACCCTACTCCCTTTACTAACGTTACAACTTCTGCATAATAATTGAATGTTATCTACAGTAGTTGTTCCCCCTTTAGAAAAAGGGATAATATGGTCTAAATGTAAATTTTGACCATAATCAATGTTGTGGTCTAAATTATCGTAACCACAATATACACATTTGTTACCGAACTTATTAAAAATAAACTCTATTTCTGATTGAGATAAGCTTCTGTCTAACTTTCTATCTCTTTTTCGCACTCTAGAATTTTGAGCTTCTGGAGTTCTGTCATAGTAATTTTTTTGCTCTTTATTGTGACAAACTCTACAAGACCCCATAAGTCCGTCTAAATTTGTATTATTAACGCCAAAATCACTTATATCTTTTACGCAATCACATTTTTTACAATACTTTTTATTTATAGATCGTAAAAGGTACGATATAAAATTTTGTCTATCTCTTCTATCTGGAAATAACTTTTTTACTAGACTAGTAGTTTTTGTCGGGCTTAGAACTAAGTTATCTGACAATTTTCCCGGTTGTAGCAACGCTTCAACAAATAAAAGTTTAGAAAACGGCATATCTAAAAAACAAATGTTTTCTAGTGCTAACAATAAATGTTTTTTTAGCTCAGCCTCATTCATGGTATATTTTTACGCTCTGCATTAACCGTTATGCTACAGGCCCTCATTTACTTTTTAGTTCATAGAGACGGTCTGGTATCCAACGCATTACAGACAGCTCATCGTCAGTTGGATCTTTTAGAGTTTTTAAATATTGCAACGTGAGTTGCAATCCAGCGATTTCAGCATAGTCTAAACTAGTTTTGCACATTTAAACCTCTCTAAAATGGTAGTCCTGGTAGGATTCGAACCTACGACGCTCTCTAATCTGGAGACGATGCCGAGTATAAGCCGGGTGTTTTACCACTAAACTACAGGACCGAATTTGGTGCCCGCAGCCGGACTCGAACCGGCACGCACCAGCGAGGGTTTTTAAGACCCTTGTGTCTACCTATTCCACCATGCGGGCAATCTGTGGTCGGAGTGACAGGATTTGAACCCACGACATCCTGGTCCCAAACCAGGCGCTCTACCAAGCTGAGCTACACTCCGAATCTATTATTTTTTGGTGTCCCACTTTCTCCAGCCGTACACTCCAGCACGGCGAGCCATTTTAGGGTTACACCTGCGCAACCGCAAATCTTCACAGTCTTTACGACTAGCGTAGTATAATGCGGGCCATTTTTTCATATCATTCTCCATAACTCTGGCGCTCCCGGCAGGACTCGAACCTGCGGCCTGCCGCTTAGAAGGCGGTTGCTCTATCCGCTGAGCTACGGAAGCTATTTCTTAGCTGCAAACACAAACGCTACTACAAAAGCAACAATAAAAGAAATTGCTGCCGGAATCCAGATTGGGCTTAGCACCCACCACCAACTCCAAGCAATTGTGCCTGTCAGCTTAAGGTAGATGAAGAGCAGCGCCAAGGCCGGCAGAAAAACTCCGTTTTTATCTATATTTATAGTATATGTCAGTTTGTTGAGATTGTCAAACATTAATTTACCTCAAGTATCTTCAGAGACAGTGGTTGAACTTGCTTTCCGACGAACTCAAACCCCCAAGCCCCAGATTCAAGTTCCTTGAAAGCTCGAACAAGGTCTTGATGCTTACAAGGATTGCGCGCGGGACACGAGCATCGCTTACCGCTCACTCGATAGACTGCAATAGGCTCTCGATAATCGTCATCAAAGTTTGAGACTTGAAATACGTCTTTGAATATCTCACGCACGGTATACATCTATTGCCCTCTGTTGATAATCTATATTACGATAAAACACAGAATAGTGCAAGAGAAAAATAAAGGTGTGAGCACCGAGTACTCACACCTTTATGGTTGTGCCTACTGCACAGTAGGACTTCATCAGAGGTCAACCACTTCTCCTAAAACTACTTTAGTGCTGGGTGAGTTTAGCGACCCTGAGCAGTTTTGCTGTTTACCTGATTACTGCTAACAGGCCCCTCACACTTAGCCTTGCTAAGCCTAGAGAGTTGAGTGTAAAAGCTGCCCCGCCCATCCGCACTTTTACGAGACTGTTCACACGCGCTAGCATTATTAACAGTCTTACCAATCCACAAACCTAAGCCTGTGAATCGTCATGAGTCTTTAGATACACTATCAGAGAAGACAGTGCTTCTTTGGTAGACCCACTAAAACCAGTAGTATCAAACCCTACTAAGGACTGGAGTGTATTAAGCATTTCTTTTTTAGAAGTACCATTCTTACGATCTTGCGGTTTTGGCGCAGGAACGTAAACACCCTCTCGAACTAGTTTTGAGCGGACTGAACGTACCGGTTTTTGAAGCTGCTCAGCAATCTGGTCAAGACCGTCAGTGCCAAGCTGCGCATAGAGATTAAGTAGTTGCTGTGTTTGTTCTTCAGTGTAGTTTTGTTGTGCAGCGTTCATAGATTCCTCATTGGCAATTTATACATATACTATAGCGCACTATAGAGGATGTGGCAAGAAGAATTTTATTTAACTTTTGGTCGTTACTCTGCCCAGTCTCTGTCTCTTCGAACATAGAGAGGAGCTGTGCTACCATCTTGAAACTCTAAGAAGGTTTCGACACCTTCTCCTGAAATAGCACGTTCTTTTCCCGAGGTCTCAAAGACTAGCTCAGTAGCGTCTCTATTTACAACTCTTTTAGATACCAAGCGTAAGCCTTGAGTTTCACAGTGTTCTAGTGTTTCTTCTACATGAGCGGGACTACAGGTGACTCTTACTAACATTGAGGAGTCTCTTTTTGTCTCTGCGTCGTAACTTGCGTTTTTCTCGTTTCCATTCTTCTTTGTCTCCCTTAAAATTGATAATTCCTTTTTCTAAGGCCTGGGTTTTAGTGTCGCAATATAGTTTATCTAATTCGGACACGCGGAGTCTCCTTCTTCAGGCTACCCTACGACAGCTCCTTTCAGCTTGTCTAGAATAATCTGACTAGGATGGCTCTCGCCTTGAGAGCGATGAGCCATGCCTCTCATTAAGAATTGAATAGTAGCAATATCAAATGCAATAGCTGGGTCTTCTAGGTTGACGTCGTGATGCGCAAGATTGCTCATATAGTCTAGCGTAAAGGCATCAAGTATACCTTGCGTGACGTTAGCTTTAATAACGGCTTGCCTCTTTGCCGCAAAGTCTTGAAAGTTAATAACACTCATTAAAACATTCCTTTGAGCACAATCGCTCGATTATTCCAATAGTTGATTACCGGGATACCATACTTTTGCGCTTGTTTTGTCTTAGTCGATTCTTCTCCCGAAGAAATTAGCGCATAGCAGTCTTTGGTAAGTGCATCACTAAGTTCGAATCCGAACTTGGAGAGATGAGCCCCTAGTTCTGATTTAGTCATGTCCAGTTTTCCAGTAACACATACTTTGCGATACTCTACCTTATCTTCAGGAGTAGAGGTTTCGACCTCTAATCTATAAGGCAGTCGTTCTACCCAATCTGCATTAACCTCCAACCAGCTTAAGATGTTTTCTACGGTAGTAGGCCCAATCCCATGAATCTGTAGCTCCCCAATACGTGAGAGATTTTCAAAAGCAGGAATGTGTTTACAGATAAGTTGAGCTGTAGATTTACCTACGCCAGGAATACCCAAGGATGCAAGTACTGTCGGATAGTCTTTCGGACGAGAAATCTCTTCTCGAATTTTATCTCCATTTTTACCAAGAATGCTCCACGGCACATCACCATAGAGTTCAGAGGGATGCGAGATTTCAAGCTTCTCAATAGAAGATGGGCCTAGACCTTTAATACCGAGTGTTTTAACATAGTGCTCTACTAAGCGCTGACCATTCTCCGCATCAACATAAATCTTTGGCCCCCGACGCTCTAGAGACACTCCTAGAGCTCGCTCTGCGTCTGCGAGAGAAAACGGAGCGTAGTTAGAGTGCTCAAGAACTCGCACAAACTGAGGGGTAATTCTGCGTTCAATGAGAATAGAATCTCCGGGACGGAGATTGTTTTCCAGTACAAATTCAAGATTATGCAGAATAACTCGGGTAACTGTAGCCCCATCAAGCACTACGGGGTCCACCAAGCCAACAGGAGTTACGACTCCACTACGGCCTACAGTCCAGATAATATCTTTAAGATTAGTAGCTGCGCTATAGTGCTCTTTTTGTTTCAGCGCTACTGCAAATCGCGGATGCTTAGAAGTATGACCCAGCTCTTGCTCTCGAGCATAGGAGTTTACTCGATAGACTTTACCATCTTGCGGATACTGAGTATAGGCATCATCGAGTACAGTTTTGAAACCCGCTTTTTTAGCCAGTTTCAACCTATCAAGATAGTCTGCCTCTACACCGAGTACGTCGTGAACAATAAAGCGCAGGTTACGCTCTTGTGCTTCTTTAGCACTCTTGAGTCCGAGAGCACCTGCAACATAGTTACGAAAGTTTTCTACATTAGGATTGTCTGTAACTACCTCGCCGACAAAAGTAGCGCTTTGGGCTACTGTTGGTGGAACTCCTTTGATAACCTTAGACAGGTGAATAACATTTTCACCATACTCACCATCACCCCGAGTAAGAAGAGTACGTAGAGCACCCGACTCATAGGTTGCAGACAGATTTACTCCATCAAGTTTAGGAGTAAGAACTGAAAATTCAGCCTCTACCTCTTCTTCACTGTACACCTTTTTCAGAGAATAGAGCTGATGCGGATGTTTGATTTTACCGCCAAGAGAGCTAATACGCACAGTAGGGCTGTCAGGGTCTTTCCAACCCTGCAGCCGTTCCATTTCTACAAGTTGGTCATAGAGACCGTCATATTCTGAGTCTGAGAGAACAGGCTTACCTAGATCGTAGTAAAGCTTATCGTGATGCAGAACAATACTTTTAAGTGATTTATAGTCCATCTGAGTCCTCTTTTTTATCTTCTTCTAGAATATACTCCATAAAATTAGCATTTATCAAGAGAGAATTAAGAATGCGACGAGTATCACGATAATGTGAATGCATTGTGTATGCATCAATTGCTATTAGCAACATTCCCGTAAAAAGAAGTAGTGGTGTGACATACTGAAGAATAAAAAGAACTATGAATACAACTCCTAGCAGTCCGTAACTTTTCATTGCAACACGCTAGAAACATATTCGTTATATAGTTTTTTCATTTCAACCTGATTTGGTAGCTTATGGTTAAATACAGCCTTACGTAATTGAGCGTAGGGTTGTTTAAAAGATTTACCGTGTGCTTTATCTACTGACATATTTAACACTTTTTTACGATAGAACTGGACCGCGTGTGCCATTTCATGGCAAACAATCATACCAGTAGCTAAGTTACGGTCAGTAGCATAGAATCCACCAATAACTGAATCAGCATCAAAACTGGCGTACTCGTACATTCTAAAAATAGTTCCGCGGTTTCGAGACAATAACCACATTGCGAGGTTAATTCCCGGACCGCTAGCATACCAACCGCCTTTATGAGCTGTTCGAGTGGTTGCCCAATCTAAACGACAGTGGTGTAGTTCAAAAGAACTACAATCACTCCAACACTTAATTTCCTGCTCACATAGAGAAATCCAGTGATACACACTCTTCTCTAGGAGAATTTTACTAGGAGCGTCCAATGTCTATTACCTCTCGACGAGTAATAAGTTGATAGGCGCCTTTGTTAAAAGCAGGAGCGACAGTAAATTGCTTTGGCTTACCACCGTGCTGCAAACAAGTGCTATAGCCAAGGCGCGCTCGCGCTTCGCTAAAGTCTTCTCCACAAACAGAACACTTACACCATTCGTACATAGTTTACCTCTAAGATTATACTTAAAGATAGCATATAGTTAAGCACGTGTCTATAGATAACTTAAATTCGTCGGGACCACTCTTGAATAAACTGTGAACTACTCTGAGTCTTCTTACCGCCAACATTAAAAAGCAGTAGAATACCGAGCTCCATACAGAGGTCTATCTCAGCCTGACTAACATTAGTAGGAGTACGGTCTCCACCATTAGCAAAGAATAGATTACCTCTACCCCCAACTCCGTTCGTTAGTAGGTGCTTAGAAGTGTAAAACTGTTGAATGGCTCCACAAGCAGTGCCGTCACTATCATCCCAGCCAGTTTGTACCTCGCTGACATGCTTACAGTGTTTTAAGATTGCAACTCGTTCACTAAGAGGTTGAAAAGGAGCACCCTTTTTTCGTGTCAACCAATTATCCGAGTTAGGTGCTACTACTAGAGTTCCTATATGAGCAGCTTGCTCCATTGCCGCAAGATGACCCGAATGAATAGGGTCAAAGCCGCCTGTAAATAGTATATAATTCACAGACACAGATCTACCAGCTCTTGAATACGCTTAGTCTTTTCATCGAGTTCGTCAATGTTCTGCTTTTTCAGAGCCGTAGCAGCCGCTCGTACGTCAGCTACTGGAAGCCCGTATGTCTCTTTTAGATACTTAAGCTTATCACTAATCATATCACGAGACGCATCTACCGATTCCATTAGACTGACAATTGTATGAATAGTTTTTGCTACGTCTTCCGGATTAATTGCATTAATCTGTTTCGGTTCTTTTTTCGGTGCCATTTTGAGCCTTTACTTGAGAAATTAAATGTTGGAGAATTGTTCTGCTTCTTAGAGGAAGCGTTGTATTGTTCGGGTCTTGATGCTTAAAACAAATAGCGAGTGTATGATGACCATTTACTGAATTTGCTACTAGTTGAATATCGTGGTCACTCATTGAGAGTACATCTAGAGGATATGGCAGTCTCATAACATACTCACCCCAGTACTGGTCTTCATGTGCTATGTCAGAGTCTAGACGTAATTCAGGAATCCACTTTGTTAAGTCGCGGAAAAACTTACGACCAACAAGTTCATTTGTTGGGATATCGCGAGGTAGTTCATAAATAATTGCTGAGTCCATGCTATAGTCCTACTGTTTTAAATCTATCATATTCAACTTCACTTGGGAAGCGTGAAGTAGTTTTAAGTGCTGGATATGCTATGTCTATTCTGCGACTTTTAGGTACGTAGTCTACAGGTACAAGCTCATCGAACGGAGTTCGATATTCAAATGGAGGCTGAGAGTCTCTACGAGCAACTTCACTTGGATGAATACTCTTTCCCCACTTCCACTGAAGGTACTCTCTATTATAGAGTACGCGATTCATAGAGGGATTACGTTTAACTGTCAGGCTCTTATTTGAGCCTGCAGAGGGAACCATTAGAGAATTAAGAACTATTCCTTGTAACATACAGCGTTGCTTATAATCAGCGTCTTCACTATACACATAGATAAAATTTTCATCAAAAGCGCCTACCTGTTTCCAGGTATCTCTATGAATTGCAAAACAGCTAAACTCAAAGTATGGTTGAAATACGCCAGTTAAACAAGTAGCAGAAGTCTCAGCTAGTGCGTCTTCTATTTGTTCTTCTGTATAGCACGCGTCGTCCTGCGTAATAATAATCTTTTCTAAATTTAAATAGTCAAAAGCTATACGACAAATAAGATTCCAGCCGCCAGCACAGCCAAGGTTAGTGCTAGTAGTATAGGTAGTACAGGTAAAAGTTGCATCATAGCTTTGGTTTCCATTGTCTATAAAATAAAAAGTGGAGCCAGGGAAGTCTTTAACACTAATAGTATTAAAGAAGTCCTGGGCTCCACAATAACTTAGTACAAAAATGTGATTAGTCATCTCTAATCGTGTTATTATAATCCACTGCAGCACGCAAGATCGAAAGATCTAAATCTAATTCAGTGCTAGAGGTATGAAGAAGAGCTGCGGTATCCTTAGGAAAGCAATAACCGCCAAATCCTCTAGAGTCCTCAAACACAAAAGTATGGCTAGGTCCTATTCTAGAATCTAGCGCAATGCCTTCTCTAACATATCTATAGTCAATACCTAGACGCTCACAGAAGTCGTATATCTGATTAAAGAACGCAACTTTTGTAGCTAAAAAAGAGTTTCTAAAGTATTTTACTGTGATGGCCTCTTCGGGTCGCATCTCATATATTTCTATATTAGGAAAGGCTCGTTGGTAAAGTCTTTTCCAAAATAGTACATCTCCACCAGCAACAATAGCACTACTAGTAGCTTGTACATCTTCTATTGCAGTATCTGCACGTAAAAATTCAGGACTAAAAGTAATTTGGTGTTTTGAAAATCTTTTTTTAAGTTTTTTCCAACCCTCTAGACTAATAGTGCTCTTAATCATAATAGGTATGGAATCTGAACACTCACTAATTACAGATTCAACATAACTAGTATCACAGCTACCATCACTAGATTCTGGGGTAGGTACACATACAATTATGCCTTTTGCGCTTGGAAAATCTTGAATCTTTTTATAGGTATACTTTGGATCTACTACTGATACCTCGTGAGTTCTTTTAAGTGTTTCATAGTAGGCTTTACCAACAAAGCCAAAACCAGCAATAATAATCATATAGAAGCTTTCATAACAGACAATATTTTATATGTATTTTCCCAACCCTTAACAGTAAAACATTCACCTCTAGATTCTGTTTCAATAGCTACTTTTAATGGGTAGTCATTACCCCCGGGTTCCATTTTATCACCAAAAAAGAAAAGCCTGTCTTTAACTGAGAAGTCTTTAATAATCTGGCTTTTGTCATGACCTTTTGGAAAAATATCAATACCCGTATCGCCACCAACTCTAGCAGATAGGGTAGGAAATTTATGATTAAACTGAAGAGCTATACGTTCGCGCTCTTTGTTCTCCTCATCGTAATCTACGTATATTTGGCGCTGACTTAGAGAAGCTAATCTACCTACCACAGAAAAATTAACGCAGCCTGGACGCTCTTCTAAATGTTTCCCGGCACGAATTGCAAAGTTACTGAGGTCTAGTTCTCTAGCTAACCATTCTTTTGCTTCAAGAGAAATTTTCCAGGGGCTAGTATAAATATTGTTATCTTGCTCCCACACATCATTGCCAGAGCAGTTATAAACTCTTTTAGAAGCGTTAACAATATCTAACCCAAGCTGTTCAATTGTTTTAGGTCTGTCAGATCCAGTAATTAAATATACGGGGTAAGACTGACAAAAATCTAAAAAGAAGGTAGAAAAAGAAGAATCAATACGTTGACGGCTAGGGGTTAGAGTACCGTCAACGTCAAAAATAAATCGATACATAATTTAGTTATTAGTTATCCCAAAAAATGTCGGAGTCGGTGCTTCACTCGATTCTTGAAACGAGTTTTGGGGTTCCTCCGTGACAGGCGTACTTACAGATTCTGCGGGAATCTCTACTAACTCAGGGGCAACGTCAATAGGTACATCAGGGGCAGCGTCAAAAAGTGCAATAGGATTTTGAATAACAATAACATCCGAACTAAAAAGAGCCTCAATCTCAGAAGAGGTCCAAGAGCTAATAGGCTTCCAGTCGGACTGAGGAACGTCTACTTTAGTCTTACTACCATCTTCTGAAACGCGCACCCATCGGTATACATTTTTACTATTATTATCTATTACAGGGGTAAATTTAGGCATTATATTTCTCCTAGAGTGTTAAAACTTGTAGAGTTTCTCCAGCGTACTGTTCTTCTTCTTTGATATAGGCATAAAACTGCTGAACAGCTTGTTCTTTGTTTTTTGCTTCAATATCAAAGTCTGCATATTGCAGCATTGGAACAGTAAGTGCGAGAAGTTCTTCGTCCCACAGTAGCTCTGCATGAGCATTAGGCTTCATCCAGTATTCTTCATTCTCTAAAGGAAACGGATGACTAGTATGAAATAGAGGACGAACCTCTTTCCAAGTTTTAACAGATTCAATAAACCACGGATGGTTTACGGTAATGTGCTCTACATCTCGATTTTTTTGGTTAACAACCGTTCCTGCAGAATTCTTTACTTTGTCGGTTTTAGTCATGAGATGGCAAGCATAGTGATGAGTATCTAATGTAGCACGAGTAGGAATACGAGCACAAAGCTCTAGTACGTGTTCGATGCCGTAACCAGATTTTGCTTTATCTTCGTTTTCAACAGCTAGACATTGCTGAGCATAGTCTGAGAGATATTGAAAATTAGTAGCAAAGCGGTTAATACCGTCAATATGTTTTCCGCCATACAAACCTTGCAGGTGAATATTCATAGTAAAATCACGAGCAGGCAAATTCATAAGCTTACCATAGAGAGCATGGTACTCTAGGTCACGAATAGAATTTTGAACTACATCAGAACTGCTAGAACCTAGAACAGTATATTGTCCAGGATGAACACTGACACGAATTTCGTATTTGCGAGCAATTTCCCCAGCCTGTGCTAGAATAGTAGAAATCTTTGGCATAATTTCATCATACCAAGGTTTAGTAAAATCTAGTGTGTAGCAAGGAAAGAGTTCAGATGAGATACGAAAACTACGAAGATTGCGAGGTTGGTCGTTGAAATACGTAGATAGGGAGTCTAGAAGCTTACGACAATTTTCAAGTGCTTTAGACTGTACTTTTTGTTTGCCTTCTGCTTTAAGAGCGTAAGTTTTTGTAGTAGTTCCAAAGTTATAGCGTTTTGCTTTAGCTGCGTCAATCCACTGACAACACTGAGAAATACGCCAATCAGTACGAGTTTTGTTAAAATAGCTGGTCATAGTAATCCTATAGTTAAGTTACAGATTACTATACGAGTTTAAATACTGAATGTCAACTAAAAATTAACTTTCAGGGGTGAGTACAATTCGGAAAGTTCCGTTTTCTAGCATGTCATTTTCACCCCCTTCCTCTTCATCTTCTTCTTCGTCGTCGCCTTCGTCGTTTTCAGGCATACCTGCTAACTGCCTAAATTTAGCCATGTGTACATCATTAATATAAGAGTGCTCTTCTGCTAAGCCCATACGCTCTGCATTATCCATAATAAGTTCCGCAAACTCTTCTGCTTTTTCGTATTCTTCTTCGTCAATAGAACCCATTGCAATTGCCTGTTTTTCTAGTCTAAAGAATAAATCTTGAAGCATCATAGTCTCTACAATAAGATGAATCATATCAGTTTTACCGCGAATATTACTGTATAGAGCCTGTGCTGAGGGACAGATATCGAAATGTCTAGTAGTATAATCACCAATAGTTATTTGCTGAGAGTTAGTAGAATCACTATTTTCGGATTCCATCATCTCTCCCATTTCTTCCATCTCTTTTTCTTCGCTAGACTCTTCATCATCGCTAAACTTATAGTAACCATAAATAGACTCGATATAGTGGTCTATATCGTTAATCTTGTTTTGCACCCAAGGCTCTAACTCGTCAGTAGGCTTAATCATACCTAAGAGCTCTGTGGAGTATGCGATAGCTTTTTTTAAGCTGCTACGTGCCATTTTACCTTCATAACTCATTTTTTCATCTCACTTACTCGGTCACATAATAATTTTTTTATATAATTTTTATCATATATAGTACTTGTAGCTATAAAAAAACACACTCTATTGAGTTTTTTATTTATTTCTATTTTATTTTTAGTTGTTTCTGGTCTTAAACTACCATCTAGTTCTATATACAAGTCTAGGTCTTTTAAATACCAATCATATAATAAAGTATCGTAAGGATAAGGATATTTGGGTTCTACTTCATATGCATATTGATTATGTAAATACTCATCACAAAAATAAGCCTCAGCAGAACTCCTGTATAAAACTCCGTCTAAACCCTTAGTAATATTACCATAACCGTTTTTTGTTGTAATAGGTAAATTAGCTTTTGCTATAGCATTATTCCAGGATTTAAAGTATTTATTAATTATATGACTATTTGGGTATTTTAACGTATTTGCTCTAAAATCTTTAGACGTAGGTACTCTTTTGTATTGATGATAGAAATCAGTAATAGCTTGAATTATTAAGTTTTCTGTCCAAATAATTTTTTTTGACCCGACTAAATTATATATTTCTTCCCAATTTGTAAAGTATCTTTTTATTGTTGTAAAGGATGGAGCATTTTCTGAACTACTATTAGGAAATTTATTGTATTTGTTTATATACTCTTTAGTATAGTTCATTATAGAATTTCTACACCAGGTATTATTTTTAACTTGTCTTGTGTTTTTTGGTATTCCGGCTTTTTCTAATCCCACATTCCAGCTACCGAATCTATCTACAACTACCCAGCCACTTATGTATCCATTAGCTTTTGAAAATTCGTGTTTAGTCGGACTTCTACCATTTTTATGATAAAAATCAGACAAATGAGAAAGTATTTCTTCATCCGTGTATCTTGTCATTTGGGAGGAGTCTTTTTACTTCCTGTAGGGCTCCAAAGACGTCTACGTGCCCAATAGTTAGCACTAAACTTATCATCTTTAGTTAAATTACCGGATTCATCACGAATACCTGCGCTACGTGCTAAATAGTTTTTACGTGCTTCGGCACTATAGTTGTGTCCGTATTCACGGTGACCGTAGCGTACAACTTTAATCTCATCGCCTTTTTTAGCAAGAACTACTTCTTTATGCTGAGATCCTGAAGTATTGCGTTTAGGTTTGTTAAAACCTGCAAAACGTTCTCCACGATACTCAATACCCCCACTAGGTAGTCTTTTTACGTCTTTTGTTGTTGCCATCTTTCTTTACCTCAACAGTCTTTGGTTTTTTAGGGCGAGCTTTTGAGGGCTTCTGCCCTAAAAAAGTTGACTGAAAACTAGGAGCGATACTCATTTCATTTTCCTGTAAGGACGTACTTTTTTAGCTATCTTTTCAGGCTGAGAAACAAACTGCTTTCCTTCTTTTGTGCCTTCTCGTTTTGCACGATTAGTAGCAGCTTTCTCTCCTGAAGAAAGAGCTTTCCACGCACGCTCTGGCAGATATCTACCTCTCTCTGTCCGTGGCTTATCTCCTTCTTTTTCAGACGAGTACTGCCATTTTTGCTCTGTCCAACGCTTTAATGAACGCTGACTGGGTTTCAGAGCCATTTTACTTCTTCTTTTTCTTTAAAATCGCAGCTTGAAGTGCAGGAGGTAGTTTTTTCTGACCGGCAGTAAGACCGTTAGTTGGCTTCTCTTCTTTACCGTTCATCATTTCTTTCTTACCATTTTTTCCGTTTTTACCATTTGGATGCATTGCCATTGTATTTCTCCTTTATGATTTGCCTCGGTGGCCTAAATCAATCTTTTTACCTTTATGAGGACCAGATTTTCGTGCTATTAACCCTCGAGCCACGAGTCTAGCTCTATTGGTAGAACCAATAGGCTTTCCTTCTTTATGTTTTTTTAGCAGCTCAGAATAGTTAATTTTCATTATTTTTTGTAACCGCCACCTGCGCGTTTGTATTCGCTCGCGAGCAGCTGCGCTTTTCTCGCGCTCCACTGACCGGGAGCACCGCCTTTATCGCCAGCTTTTATACGCTCAAAAATCTGCTTACGTAGAGTTGGTTTAGTGTAAACTCCAGCCTCATTTACCGTAGATTTCTTCATTCTTTACAACTCCATGCATTAGCGCTTTAGGCGTTTTCTGTATTTTATGCTTATTAGTAGAGCCTGCGTTTACGGGTGGAATTTTTTTTAGTTTTTTGCTAGTTACTGGTTTGATAATCTTTCCCATAGCTTACTTCTTCCTAGCAGCGCGGGCTTTCATCATTGCAGCAGCTGCTACTCTAGCACCTGCTTCTTCACTGCCATACTGTTCAGCCGCAGAAGCAGCTATCTTAGAGAATTGCTTTCCCTTTTTACCAATATCTTTTCCGGCTACAGCCCGTTTGGCTAAAGAACTTCGTTCTTTTTTAGTAAGCATTTCCATGCCTGGGTGCTTAGAAGGTACTTTTTTTGCCATGCTTAACTCCTACTCATATATGCACTAGATCCAAAGAATGTAGCTACTACACCTGCTTGTGCTATATAAAACATCTGCAGTAGGTTATCTAACGCACTAACACGTTCTGTGCTGATAAACGGAAGAAAGAGAATGATAGTAAAAACAACCATACTCATCATCGCTACCCACGCCATTTGACGTAGTTGGTCTTCTTTTGCGTCTTTATTTTCTAATTCAAGTATTTTTTCGGCGTTAGTCATTTCTTCATCAGAAACAATTCCATCACCGTCTGAGTCAAATTGATTGTACTTGCTATCAGCTTCTAGTTTTTTACCGGCCAATAGGTCTCTCCTTACTTTTTAGATTTACCTGCGGCAGAAAGGGCAATAGCAATAGCTTGTTTACGTTGTGCTTCACTTTTTGAAATGCCTTCTTCCTTAGCTAGGGTAGATACGGCTTTACGTCTGGTCTTGCCAGGTTTTTTCATTAATTCTTTTATGTTAGCGCTAATAGTGCGCTGACTAGAGCCACGTTTTAGAGGCATTAGCTTACTCCCGTTCTAAGAACTCATAAGGTAAGTACTTTTGATATAGAGACCAGAAAAGCAGGTATTTAGGAAGAGTTAGCAGAGGATAGCTACGCTGAGCTCGAATTAAGCTGATAACTTTCTTCCTGTCCGTTTCCGATAAAGGCTGGTCTAATAATCGCTGAAATTGGCTTCTCGAGAGCCGTCTTACTTTTATCATCTGAATCTATGTATTTTAAAATATCTCTAACAAGAGCACTACGAACTACGTCAGAATTGTTATAACGAATAATATGCACACTCTCACACAGCTTTAGCTTTTCAATAGCCCACTGTAATCCGTTAGTGCCTTTTATATCGCTTTGAGTTAAGTCACCAGTAATTACTACTTTAACGTTTTCACCGAAACGAGTTAAAAACATTCGCATCTGTTCGATAGTAGTATTTTGCGCTTCGTCTAAGATAATAAAGGCGTCTGAAAAAGTGCGACCACGCATAAAGGCTAAAGGTGCAATCTCTATTTCGCCTGTTTGAGTAAGGTCTTGAACTCTTCTAGGGTTGCTAAGACTAATAAAAGCATCCATAAGAGGTAATAAGTATGGGTCTAGTTTTTCTTTTATATCGCCTGGCAGAAACCCGATATCTTCGGTAGCAACTACAGGGCGTACAATAATAATTCTATCTACAAATGCGAATTCTAAGTATTCTAGTGCTTTAGCTGCTGCTAAGAAAGTTTTTCCGCTTCCCGCAGCTCCTGTAGCAAAGATAACATTTTTTTCTGTTACTGCGCTAATAAACTCACGCTGTTTTTTATTCTTTGGTTCGACGACAATGCTTTTTTTCTTGTTCATTAATTACCTATCCACCGGGAAACATAAAAAGTTTTCGGTTAACGTCTCTCTAATCTCGTATCCTAGACTCTCTATTTGTCTTCGCAGTCTAGGCACATCAGATTTTAAAAACTCAATAAATATGATAGGCTTACATCTTTTAATTGTTTCTATGGCTCCCAAAAGAACTTTTTCCTCCATGCCTTCAACATCTATCTTAAGCAAGTCTAGCCTCTCAAAGTTTAGAGAATCTAATTTTCTTACCGGAACTGCTTCGTATGTAGAAGTTGTTTGGCCGATGTACTCTTTGTTATTTTTTTGTGGATCAATCTCCACTCCACCATAGTTTGATACTAAAGAATAGTCAAAAATAGGTACAGGAATCACTGAATCTTCGTTACCTATAGCTAACTGATGACAGAACATATTCGAAAAACAATTTAACGCTATAGAACCACATACCATGTAGTACAGTGCTCTCTGCGGTTCAAAAGAGATAACAGTGCTATTAGGGTTAGCGTGCTTTAACTCAAAAGAAAACCATCCTAAGTTTGCGCCAACATCTACTATAACAGGAGCTGGCATGTCCCTAACAATTGCACTTAATCTATCTAAATGAGACTGGTCTATATGTTTTCTATGTTCTTTATAATAGAGACCTTGATTAGTATCAGTATTTAGTATAATGAGCTTGCCAAAATGAGTCTCAAGTATTTCTGTGTAGTGCATAATAACTCTTTATTCTATATTTTAATTCGGGTAAATAATGATGCGGACTTCCCGTAAACACGGTGGAAGACCCATCTTCAACAGCCATAAGTATATAAAATCTATCTACTTGGGTATTAAATAACTTATTATGCGCGGTACAATAAAAAGTAGCTTGTAAATAGTAGTCTTTTATCTGGCTAACTGTTTTCTTTTTTCTAGAAGTTTTGTAGTCTATTACAACTAACTTATCATTCCAGTAACCAACCCCGTCACACCTACCAGCTATTTTAAGTTCTGAATCCCATACCACAAATTCCTGTGATACTGAACGAAAATTATTGGCAAGTAGATGTTTTATTAGCTCTACGGTCATAGTTCTAATAAAGGGTTTTTCTTCATTAAGTCCAGAAGAAGCTATAAAACTTTTGGCTTGCTCTTTGGTGGGACAGTCATACTCTTCGTATAAACGCTCTAGGTAATTGTGAAGTATCGTACCACGCTCTGCGGCAGCCTCTTTTATTCTGTTAGCCTCTTCTTCTCCTATACTATCAATCCACCGTTGTAACCAAGTTTTATTTGCGGTAGCTCCTAGCATAGTTGTAATGCTAGGAAAGGTTCCTTCGGGAGTAGTGTACACTCGACCAGAAGGAGAGTCTATGTTAATTATTTCTCTACACTGATTATATGTTAGCATAATATTTATACTTTGGCAATCAAAAAATTTAAAAACCAAAGAGAACGTTAGCTCTCTTTGGTTTATCTTACTTATTAGCTATTATTTTCTTATACGCTAAGAGCGGTTTTTCAAATAATTCGTAGGCCTCTTCATCGGTATAGGGCCACATGGTGTTACTCTTTTTTGTCCTTGGTAGAAATAAAAGAATACATATCTATAGCCTTTTTCATCATATCATCAAAAGAGTATGGCTGAAAAGCTTTCATGTATTCATCAATCTGTATCTTACCAAGAGCTTGCATTTTTTCTGCATAAATCATATTCATTTCAGCTTGCTTATCCATATATTCCTTGGCAAGTTGAAGAATTTCTCCGCGAATCTCAAAAGGGTTCTTGTTCATTTCATCGCCCTAGCCATAGCTTCACCAGTTGCGTTAGAATAAGCAGCAATAGACTTCATTGCGATTTTAGTAAATTGTGTTTGTGCGGCAATAAAATCATGGAGAGGCTTACTAATTTCTTTGTCTTTGACCCAAGTGTTTACCCATGAAGTTTTTGCATTCTGGATTGTATCAATCCACATATTTGTCATATATTCATTCATATTAATTCTCCTGTGTTGTGTGTTAGTTTAATAGCCAATAGTTATAATTGAGTAAGGAGGCAAAACTTACCCAAGCAAGATAAGGTATAAACATTAAGCTAGCGGTACGATTTACTTTCCAAGCCACTACTACATAGCTAACAATAGATAGCCAGAGAGCAACTATATAGTAAAATGCTGCTTCAAGATTTTCAGCGCCTGAGAATACAGGAGTCCAGATAGTGTTGAGACCCATTTGTAAAGCCCAGAGAGAAATAGCTAGTGCGGTATATTTGTGAGGACTACTATGCAATAGTTTCCATGCACTAGTTGCTATTAAAAGATATAGAATAGTCCATACAGGTCCAAATAGCCAATTAGGGGGAGAAAAAGAGGGACTAACTAAACTAGTATACCAAACGTTAGCGTCTCCCAGCGGGAACACAAAACTAGCAGAACTGGCTACTACAGTGCATAAGTATAGTATTACCCAAATTAAATATTTCATTTAGACCTCAAGAAAAAACGAGGGGCTAACCGTAGCCCCTCGCGTGCTTATTAAGTAGCAACCCTTAGCGATATGTAACGGTTTGATAAGCTACATCGCGAATTTGTGATCGAGTAATACCGATATCATTTAACTCTTTATCAGAGAGTCTAGAAAGCTCTTTGATAGTATGTTGAGCTTCATGACTCAGAACTCGATTACGAGCGTACTCTTCCCAAGCTTTCATAAGTTTTGAGCTCATAAACGCTTCAAAAAGATTAAGAATTTTCATATAACTACCTGTAACTGCTTCAGAGAGCGGTTTTTGAAGATAGTTGTTTAGTGCTGTTACTAATTGTGTCATGTGTGACTACCTCGCTTTTACCAATTGGAATTACACGAGGACGCATTTCTTCTGGAATTACGTACTTCAATTGAATTGCAAGTATGCCATCCTGAATGTCTGCTCCGCTAACGTGAACGTGTTCAGACAGCCTAAAGGTGCGCTGGAACTTTTTAGTAGAAATTCCGCGATGAATATACTGGCGACCTTGTGAAACGTGCTCACCTCTCACAACTAGAGTTCTATCTTTGACTTCAATAGTGAGTTCATCTTTATTAAAGCCTGCAATAGCCAGCTCGATAAGGTATTCTCCCTCTCCTGTTTTTACGATATTATGAGGGGGGTAATGGTCGTTTGCTTGTTTTGCTACTCTATCTAGTTCATCTAAGAGGTGGTCAAAACCTACAAACGCTGAGCGCGGAAATAATGTATTTACAGTTAAGCCTGTCATTTGCTTTCTCCTTTTTTAAGCAAGAAAATATATTAAGCCCCAAAATTTGGCAGCTTATCATTATCAACTACTAGCTTAATCTTACTATGAGCTACTAGTTGAGTTTCTCTAATAAATCGCTCTTCTTTAAGCTGGTTTATTAGAAATCTCCAGGCAGATTCGAATTTAGCAGAATCTGCTTTATTTAGTTTTTGAAGGGCGCGGCCATGCGTGACTTCGTCACACACCAAAGCTGCGGCAACAAAAAGATTAACACTACCTATGTATCGAGTTAAATCTTCGTCGTCTTCTTCATACTCTTCATCTTCATCGTCGTCATCTGATACTTCTCGAGGGTCTACTAATTCAAAAGAGCTATGGCTAATAGACTCTTGTTCCTCGTAGAAAATATCTACCGGGTCAGACAATAAAATTTTTTTTACGTAGTCTACTAAGTTTTGTTCTATCATCTCAACCAAGAGGCTAAAAGAGCTAAACCGCCAGTCACTAAACCTCCAATCACCCAAAGGGTGCGAAGACTAGTTTTACCTTGAGTTGCAAGTTCTTGCAGTGCACTAATATGCCGCAGAATTTCTGCCATATCTGTAGAGATTTGCTCTTCTAAGGTATCTAGACGATTCTCCAACCTCTCAAAACGTTCTATCATGTTTTGATGGCGTTCTGCACGAGTTGCATCTTCTACTTTAAGAGTAGTCTCAGCTTGTTGCAGACGCTTAGAGATATCTTTTAAGTCTTCTCTGAGGTTAGAGAGTTCGTCCATAGGCTTTCTCCTAGTTATACTATTATTATATAGTAGTAACCTTTTAAAGTCAAAAACTATTTTTGTAAAACTGGCGAGAAGTGCGTAGTTCTACCGTCGTCTAGAGTAATACGACTAATAGCATTGCCATACGGGTCTATTTTTTGCCCGTATACCATTACCTTACCAAGTCGAGCATCTGCAATTTCTTTTACTGCAGAAGCGTATCTTACATACTTACCCTCAGAATTGTAGATATCGGAATAGCTCTGAATAGTTGAACCTCCCGTTTCATACGCAGTTCTAAGCACTTGCACTACGGCATTATACAGGGTTAGTAGCTCTTCTCTAGAACAAGATGACACAAGCCTAGCTGGATGCAAACGAGCTAGGAAAAGACTTTCACTCTTATAGATGTTTCCAACTCC